TTCCCTTTTTTGAGCATGTCCACGGTGCATGTCAGTAGCATGGCGCTCTTTCCTGCTTTTTGCACGGCAGCAAAACAAACAACTTCTTTAGGTTCTATGACTACATACTGATTTAATTCTGGGAACGGGAACTCAATAATATTTGCATTGCCGCGCTGCCGTGCCTTAATACCCTCCCAGATTTTATCGACAATATCTCCGAAAAGAGGCAAATCGTTTCGAGGATTGTAATTCAGAACTGTTTCGTCAATCTCGGCATAAATCTTTTGTCCGAGATCCCCTCCATCGTCCGTCAAGCAGAGTTGCTCACATTTCTGCAGTTTTTGATAGATACCACGTCGAAAAGCCTTGTTCAGAACATCATCGGCAAACAACTTATATTCCTCGGGCGTATTGCGAGCAACAACCAGACTGAGATCAATCATCTCGTTGATTGATGCGATAGTGAGATTTTGAGCCGCCTGTTTTGTCGCTTCTTTTGTTCCCAATACCTTCAAGACATTCAGAGCATCAATCTTCTCTATGCCCCTTTTAGCGAGCTTACTCAACGCCAAATAGATTATCTGGTTCTGCGGATCAGTGAAATGCTCCGGCTTTAACTCTTCAACGTAAAAATAGTAAGTTGGATGCTGGATCAATGTTGCAATAACTCCAGCCTCTCCCTCTACGCTTTTAATGTCGTTTACGTTCAAGTTTTACCTGCTTTCTTACTCTTTTTCTCTTTTTTCGGCTTCACATAAGCGGAGGACATCGGGCAATGAGAACGCACGGAGCAGATCTCAGCACAGAAGAAGTCGGCTTTCCCGGCCTTCTTCGCGTCCTTAGCAGACTTGAAGTTCTCACGCGCTTTGATGGAATGCTTGTCCAGCCACTCCTCGGTTTCACAGGCGGTTTTCACGGATTCAATGAAGTAATCCTTAGCCGCGATGCAGTCCTCTGCTGTGCAAGGCTCGATGTAATGCTTCTGCCCTCGAAACAGGTCGAGATCTGTATAAGCCGGCCAGATGCCCATCTTCTCATGGACGAGGTAGCCGTAGAACTCAAGCTGTTTGCGGTACTTCTTCTCCTCTGATTTGCTAGCGAACTTCTTCTTACTCTTGTGGTCTACGACGATGTACTCTCCGGTCTTTTTGTTCTTGACCAGCAGATCGATATAACCGATGACCTTGAAGCCTTCGATCTCCGCCTTCATCTCAAGCTCTACGCCGATGACTTCATAGTTCGGCGAGAGTCCCTTAAAATGACGGGCGAACGCGAGACCATCCTCATAGTAGGATTTCTCAAGGTCTACATAGCGGTTAAACGGCCACTTGAGCGTGATCTTGGAATCGTAATCGGTGAGATACAGTTCCAGAAGCTCCTCCGGTTGCATGATGCCTTTGAATACCAGTTCGAGCCATTCGTGCATCTGGCTGCCATACTGGGCGAATACGTTCTCGTCCTGTTTAATCCTTGGCTCAGCGAGCCGCTGAAGATAGAAGCCGTAGGGGCATTCGTGCGCTTGCGTCGCAGAAGACCAGCTCCAGACTCTATTCTGGAGCTTCTCTGTGTATTCGCTCACTTAAAACAGTGCGTCGTCGGACTCAACCGGATCGCCGGAGTAGCCCTCGTCAATACTCGGCTTCTGGCCGCCGCCGTTGTTCTCGGACTTGCTGCCGCAGAAATTTACTTCGTCGGCATGGAGCGACCAAGCGATGCGGTTGTTGCCGTCCTTATCAACAAACTTGCGGGACTCCATAGCACCGGAAACAGCGATAGAGCTGCCCTTCTTGAAATACTTGGACACGAACTCAGCGGTCGCGCCGAAAACGGAAATGTCGAAAAAGTCGGTCGGGCGATTGCCTTCCTTGTCACGGTAAGTACGATCTACAGCAACAGAGAAGTTGCAAACGGAAGTGCCTGCGTTGGTGGACTTGAGTTCCGGGTCGCGAGTCAGGCGGCCAATAATTACGATCTTGTTCAAATTTATATCTCCTTCTTGGTTGTTTTACTTCATTGCCTTAATGGCGGTGGTGATTTCGGTGCAGAGTGCAATGGTCGGGATTTCGGTCGGCGAATCGTTGCCGTTATTCTTCTCGGCAATCAGCGCGTAAATCTTTGCGCGATCAACGCCCTTCTTAACGGCTGCCTGTGCAGCGGAAACGACCTTCTTACGAGCGTCGGCCAGACCGGTACGCTCCTTTTTGACGCCTTCCGGCATATCCTCGCCCTCGTAAATAAATAATCCGAGGCCGTGCTGTGCACAAGCCTTAGCCAGCGCACGCATCTTTGCCTTATTGGCGTCGGTGGAGGTGACCTGATCTGCCTTCACAGCGTTGTTCTTGAAATCCATGATGGCATAGGTTTCCTTTGCCTCCTGACCATTGATGGTCACGCTGACCTCAACCCATGCGCTCTTTCCGTCGTCAAACCACGGACGCGGCTGCGGCGTGCGCTTGACAGTGCGGGACATAACCGGAACGCCGTCCTTGTACTCCGTAATGGTTTCCTCATACGGGTCGGGCTGACAGGTGTAGACATGATAGGATGCGTCAGGATAACGCTTCTTGACCTCTGCCCACGCGGCCGCCCAGCTGATGTACGACAAACCGTTCTTCTTCTTTACCTTTCCGGTGACATCTGCATCATACAGCGTCTGGAAAATGCTCTTTGTTGCTTCGCTCACTTAGCTTCCTCCTGCTTCTTTTCGCGGCGCTTCTCGTACTTCTTCTGGCGGCGCTTCTTAAAATACTCGAGACGCTTCTTGTGCTTCTTCTGGCGGCGCTCCTTATTCTTTGCGAGACGGTTCTCGCTCTGATACTTGGCGCGAGACTTCTGCTTCGCGCTTGGCTTGTGCTTGGGAATACCCATGTTTGTCACTCCTTAACTGTGATTCTGTATATTTAACCCTTTGCCGGGTGTGTTGTCCTTAGTGCTCCACGGTGATTTCGAGCATGTGGCTGGCTTCCATGTCGGCCAACTGAAGCATCGGCACGAGCTTGCACTTCTCGGCTGCCGCGTTCATTGCTCGGTCGCCGCCCTTGACGGCACTGTCAAAACCGTTCATGTGCCAACGAATTGCCAGATACTCATCGGGCGTCAGCTTCATGAACTGCTGAATGATGAAGCACGACTTCTCGCCGTGACCGCCCGGAAATACCTCGTCGAACTTGTACGACATATACTGCTCCCAGCGACCATCTGCATCTTTGCGGAAGGCAGGCTGCTTTGAGTAGACGCGGATTTTGGTAAAATCGTGCATTAAAGCCGCAATTGCCAGTGTTTCGTCGGTGTACTCGAACTTTTCGTACTTCTGATGAAGATCCATTAGGCAATTATAGACATTCAACGAATGCTCGCAGAGGCCGCCCTCGTAGTTGCCATGGAATCTGGTCGAAGATGGAGCGGTGAAGAAGTCGCTGTCTTCCAGATAAGCGACCAGGTCTTCTACACCGTCGCGCTTTACCTTGGTCTCCAGAATTGCCAGAAACAAGTTCCGATTATCCGCCAGCTGCTCCGGGCTTAAAAACTGTGTTTTGTCAGCCATCACTTCGCCGCCTTTCCGTAAATCTGCCGCATAATAGAGCGGAGATTATCCATCTTTTCGTTAGCCAAAGCCTTGGTTCTCTTGACTTCTGCCCGTGCGGCGGCCAGCTTGATCCCGAGATCAATATCCCAGTCATCTTCCGGGTTGCAGGAAGCAATACCGACAAAAGCGCCGCACTTGACCTTCACCTTTGATGACTTACCTTCCTGATGGCTTACCGAGAATGGAAGCCCAGTAATCGGATGAATCTCCCACTGAGTCCATTCTCGCTGTGCACGTTCTCTCTTCTTCTTCTCGTGGCCGTGCCATTTAATACCGAGCCTCAGCAGAGCTTTGAGATCCTCGTAAGAGCCTGCCAGTTTCCAGAGATAATCAAGCTCGTTTTCAGTGTAGTCGCCAACAAGCACCTCGTTTCCGTCATTCTTCTCAAACTTTTTCGGCTTTTCCATGCCGATAATCCCAAAATGCTCGGAGAACTCCTGTGGAGTTACGCCGTAACCGCAGATACCGACTCCAAAGCCGCTGCCCATGAAGTCGTCTACCTCATATTCACGGCTTCTGGTCAAGACAACGACGCTCTCATTCGAGCGTTCTACGGTGTAAATCTCGCCGACCTTGTCGCCTTCCTGAAGCGGCTTGGTCATTCTTACTCGTGTTCCTTTTGCTAAATTCATGCTGCTTTCTCCTTGTTTTCATACCGTTTATTCCAAGCATCGACTGCTCGACGCTGTTCTTCTGTCATTGGCTGGTTGTATCTCTGCAGAGCTTGTACGATTTTGTTCCCGCGAACCTCGATGGTGACCAAGCTCTGGTCGGGGCATCCCGCGTATCGCATAAAGAGAATGTGACAACGGCCGTCGATAACTCTGTCGATATACGAGGCTACGCAGTTGTTCTGCTGTACTGCCTCATCCTTGATATCCTGCGGCGTATTCGGGTAAATGAAGACGTACCGGCCAATCTTACATTCCAGAGACGGGTCGCGCCGTTCTTGGAATTTCTGCTCGTCGAACTGTTTCTTCAGACGATTGTAATTCCGACATGCAATTCTATGTGTCGTAAGGAAGTTTCGCGGATATTTGTCAAACTTGGGACTGATTTCGTGCATCATGCGAGCATAATCCAAGATTTCGCCGGGCAGTCCGACCTCATGTTCTATGGCCTCATAGGTCATTAAGTGGTCGATATACTGAAACAACGCCTTGGCAGTGTATCCATGTTCTTCGATCAGTTCTTGAATACTATATTTCGGGTTCATCCAACTACCACAAATACATTTCATAATTTGTGGCAGTCTTTTTTTGTCGAGTGTTTGATACTCAAATTTGCAAACCGTCTGAAAAGCATCTGGCATCGCTAAATAGGCTGCGAGTAAATCATTATCTAAAAACCAACCATACTGCATACAAGCTCGCAAAAGCCATTTAGGCGTTTCACCAATGGATTTACGGTAGATAGAAGATATGCTCGTGATGCCTGCCGAGAAGAACTGCTCAAATCGGCTCATCTTAGCCGCTCGCTCCAGTAATGTTCCGGGATTCGTAATCCGAATGCGTTGAGAGCCTTCTACAAAGTTCAGGAAGGCTCGGTACTTCTCGTCCTCGAAGCTGTCGATTATGTCGCCGAGCTCAAGTCCGCGGAGCTGCGTTTTGAGATCCTTCACTGGCTTGCCAAGTTTTCCATAGGTGACGCCCGTCGATAGGTCATATTTAACTGTCGAGCCATCATCCAGTTCAAAAATCAGGTATTGTCGTTCTTTCCTTGCATTCATTTCCGATCCTCCGTACTTATTGCCTTTTGCGAAACTCCAGTTTACTTAATCGCCGACTCCGTATTTTTTGGCGTATTTTTCGATGAACTCGATCATCTCCGGTTCCTCCGGGAAGAATGGGTCGCGGCCTTGCGCGTGCATAGACCCCAAACAGTTCATCATGAACTGACCGAAACGCCAGTCCGGCAGCTTCTTCCATGCGATCTTCAGCCGGTCGCAGAACTCATCAATTCTCGCCGGGTCTCTCATCGTTCTTCTCCTCAATCGGAACCCACTCGGTTACCACGATTGTTTTCTCATACTGGCGTTTAGTCACTTCTACAGGCTGATTCCAGTATTCGTTCTCCTGACATTCAGTAAGTCCGCGATCCCAGTCGATTGCGAAGTATCGGCCGCCGATCTCGAAAACCGTTGTCATGTGCGTTGTCCATCGGCCACTGCCGTTCTCGATATTATCGACTTCGGTGCCAACCTCGCCCCAAGCCATCATCTGGCGTTCCCATTCGTCGAAGGTCTCCTTGCGGTCAAAACGTTCCAGAAACGTCTGGTTCAGGGTTGCTTCTTCACTCATACTCATTCTTCCTTTCCGGCAAAATACTTAAAGTCTTTCCATTTGATCTTGACGATCACACGGTTACCACAGCGGTCTCGCAGTTCAACAGCCGGTCGCCCGACAACGCCTTCCATCATCGCGGTGCCCATCGTGCTCTTCGGATGACTTGTCACGAAGTCGATGCCGTCCTGAATGGTGCCCTCGCAGACAATCGGAACAACGTCAATGCCGAACATCTTCGCGGTTTTCTCGACCATCTCGCGCGGCTGATAATTGTCGCCGACCAGCACATCAAACAGCATGAAGGACACATCATCTCGGTACGCGCCGCCGTTCTGAATCTTGGGGCCATAGCCCTCACCGAACAAAATGACCTCACGCTCGCCGAAAGTCTGCTCGAACAGCTCCTCAACTTCCTGCGTGCCGAACACGGAGACGAGGTAGTTCATCAGGGGCACCGGCATCTGGGCACGGTCGGTGCGGCCGCCGTAGGAAACCTTGTGACCATCCCAGTACACGCGGGTGTTTGTACCGTCCAACTTCTCGGTAAACTGCCACGGCAGGTCTTTCAGAAACTCGACCGTCGGGTTGCGGAACTTGCCAAGCTGCAGGTACTTATTGCCGTCAGTGCTTCGCTCAAAAACGGTTTCGATTTTGTGGTATTCTCTCATGTGCTCACTCGCTTTCTGTGGTCGCTCTCGTTTTTTCTCTACATATACTACTATACAAAAATCGCGATTTTGGGACGCGAAAATCCAAACTTTTTTTGTTTTTTTGAAAATATTTTTGAATAAGGGGAAAATGAACGCCGCACAGTCGTGCGGCGTCTTTTAGACGTAATATTCAGCCATGTCTTCCAGTCGTAAGCAAGCCAGTCGGCGGTATGGATTCGTCAGGTTTCCGCATCCGCAGTCGATGCAAAGGAATCCCTTGCCGTGGAAGATGTGGTACGGATCTTTGAATCGCTTGGTCAGATAGCAGGTCGGCGTATGCCCCACGATATAATGTGCGCTGCCGAAATCGTCATCGGCCTCCACCCTGCCCCAGATCATGTCGAGGAACTTGGTGGATGGTCGCCCGTGAACCAAAGTCCACATCGTGCCGTTAACCTCGACGGTCTCCATTGCTGGCCGCTTATGGCAATACCGAAGGATCTTTCCTCGCTCAGCAGTGGTGCGGCGGTAAAGCAGATCGCGGCGAGTCTTGCTTCCTCCGTTTGCCGTCCACATTCTGCGAGCCTCTGGGAACGAGTCTTTGCTCAGCGTGCCGAGCATCATATCCTCGTGATTGCCGAGAATAAGGTGAATGTTACCCTTATCGATGATTTCGAGAAGGATTTCTACGCCCTCGGCTCCCCGGTCGATTACGTCTCCGATGATGTAAAGCTGGTCGTCCGCGCTGAAGTTGATAAGGTCGAGCATCGCGTGGAAACGGTCAATCTCGCCGTGGATGTCGGCCATAACGTATGTTGACATAGCTGCCACCTCACTTGAAGAAGCCGCCGGCCGTCAGCAACGCCGCCTCGATAGCGCAGCCAATCAGAGTTGTCCAACCGTTATACTTGTCGGTTCTCGGCTCGTTGTGAAAAACAAAGCCAATGATGACGTTGGCTGTCATAACTGCAATCATGATAGCCTGTGGAATTCCCATCTTTATTTCTCCTTTTCTTTCTTTCTTTTCCCTAAATTTCTTTGCTTTCTTCTTGAACTTCGTGTTAAACGGTTCCGGCACCGGAAACTCTGCGAAGTCGCCCTTCATTAGCTCATCGGGGTTCTTCTCCATCTCTTTGAGAATGGCGATTGCCCCGGCTATGCTGTTCATGCAGTACAACCTCATCTGGTCTTGGTGGCTTTCAAACCAGCCGCGAACCAGATGAAGTGCCTGACAGAAATAGCGGCGCATCGGCAGAGGAATATCATTGCCCTGCTCTGTGAGATATTTGCCGCTCATGATTTTGTGGTAAAGCTCCTGTGCCTTGGGGCTAAGATCTGAAATGTCACTCATTAGAAATCCTCCGCAAGAACAATGCCGATATACCACTTGAGCCATGCAAGCTCGACGCTGACATAACATTCGCCGTTGTGAAGCAGAATGGTCGGCAAGAAGTAAAAATCTCTTGTGTAACGTCCTTTGGTCACTGCTTTCTCCTCTTCTTCTGATTCTCTTTCAACTATTTGCGGGTTGCTTTGCCTATTGTGAATCACTCCAAATTAACCTTTTACGTCTTCAGAAGGTAGTCTGTACGATCTGGGCATTCTTTTAATATAGGATGCGATATTCTTGACGCACTTAGAACAAACTTCCTCGTAGTCATAAGATTCGTCTCCATTGACTACATTCCCGCTTACAGCACGCATATTGATTCTGTAAACTGGTTCCATCAGTCCGTAATAGATTTGCTCTCCGCAGATGTCACAAAATACTCTGGTCATTATGATTCGCTCCCTAATTGTTCAATGTACTCCTCAATGTTGTCTGCGCAATCAGGACATACTAAGTTGTAGGTCTCCTCTACGAGACGCCCTCTGAAAAACGTAATCTGATAGTCTTCGCCGCATTCTCGGTTACTCAACTCTTTACCGCAAACGTCACAAAACAATCCGCTTCCTTGACTTGATCTAAGTCCAATAGTCGAGATAGCGTCAGGATTTTCAGATGACTCTCGCACCGCAACCGAACAGCCAGTTAATGTCACCAAGGCTAAGCAAACAATCGTAGCAGCAATAAAAATCTTCTTCATTCATACACCTCGTCATAAAATGTGTCGAAGCAGTCTGAGCTGCAAAATCTTCGTCCAAAACGAAGATCAGAGAACGAGGTCTTCTTTCCGCAGATACAACATGGTAAGCTGATCTGATGTTTAAGAAGTGAATGCTTTGCTTCTCCTACTTTCATATCGGGAAATCGCTCAGAAAAGTCCATATAAAAACCTCATTTCTCGTTTATAACTTCTGCTGATATATCACAGACCAGATGTTTTCCAGCTCTCCGTCAGTCGTCGAGTACTCCATTCGCAATCGCATCCTCTCTGAGCTTGCGGATAAACTTGTTCAGTCTGTCGGCGTCCCAAACCTGCATATCCATATCATCGATAATTGCGTATACCTTATTGTTCGGGAATTTCTTCTTGCAGTTATTCATGAAAAACTGAAGAGAGTCCCATTTTACCCGGCCGTATTTAAACTTTACTATTACATATTCCCCCGGCTGCGGGTCAATCTTCTTCATTTCCGTCCAGATGTCGTTTACCTCCGCCCGCAGGCGAAGGTCTTCCAACTCTTTCCGCATTGCCGAGTATTCGCTTTTCTTGATATACATTAAATCAGCCTTTCCAGTAGCAGTAGAGACACCCGTGGGGGCATCTCGTCTTATGTTTCAGCAGTTCAGTTTTCCCTGCATAACACATACAGTCCTTTCGTTGATAGCCAGCCCCGTTTGATTCTGCATCCTCAGAAAATCCGAGCAGATTGAGGTCGTAGTCTGAAATGCAGCCACAGGCAATCGGCTCCGTAAGACCGGGTTCTGCACAGGACTCAATTCGGAGAACTTTGCCGTTATCCAGTCCTTCCCAGAACTGCTTTGCTTGCCGCAGCATATCGTCTACTTTTGAAAGCTGTGCTTGTGACGGAGCGAAACCGCTATCGCCATAGGGAAGCGGCAATCCAACCTTTTTGAACCGGCTTCTTGCGTGTGGATACATATCAATAACGCTCACTCTGTAGCGCTGAAACCCCATTTCCATAAAGGAAATCATTGTACGGTATGCAACTGAAAGTCCTTTCTCTGTGGGGATGATGGGGTCGATGCGAATGACGATTTTCTCCATCGGGAACCCAGCTTTAACCAACTCCATAATTGCGGCAAACTCCTCGTATGGAGCTGGTACATTAGGTTCCAAAGCAGAGTGCCCGTATCCAGTGATTGTTGCATGGACAATGAGTCTGTCTTTGTGTTCAAGAGCGGCATCGAAGAAATCTGGCGACACACACTTCGTAATTAGAACAGCAGCATCAACTCTGTCTAATTTCTCGACCCAAGACAAATCAACGCCTGCGTCTCCCGCTTCTGTAATTCCAATCTTGTATAATGCCATATCAAATCAGCCTCTCGTAGCTTCGTCGTAAATGACGTCCGCATTGTTCTTCATATATTCTGCAATAAGAGCATAGCCCCTCGTATTGGTCTCTTCCGGGAAGCCTCTGAACTTAGTGCGATAGACTTGAGCTATAAGTTCCCCAGAATGAAGATCTTCTATTATTGCGATTGTCCAGCCAAAAACATGGAGAATCGAATTGACGAACCACAAGAATCCCTGCTCCTTGAATTCTGACCATGTTCTCAGTTCTAGGTTTTCCTCTTCTTTGCTGGGAGCAGCATAATAAGGTACACTTTTCATAATTCATTTTCCTTTCTATAGGCAAGAACCAACGCGGTGTATAGAAAATGTTCTGAAGATTTTCTGAACACAGTCTGATACTGAACTTCAACTTCGCAGCCATGATTCTGAAAATCCTCAATCGTACTCGCTAAGCGTTTATTAAAATCGTCCGCGGAACCAGAAGTAATCATTGCTGTGCTCACATATTTTTTCACGTTACGCACCTCTCATCGTACAAATTAAGTGGAATACGAATGTCATCCAGAACAGAACCGAGAAGATGAAGCACGATTCTGCGGCACTTCTAAGCTGCCATCGTAGAATTCGGTCGCCTTTTACTCGGCCAGAGGACGTGTTTAGGATAAACCCGGCCACACCGAATAAGAGTGCAATAATTCCTGCTGTCATAAAATCTCCTTACCGCGCAAAGTACACAAGTATCATAATCATCGCTATGATTCCGAGAACTGCTGCGACTAGTTCTTCTTCTTCTGTTGACGCATTAACAATAAGCCAATCCATTGTCACAGTTATAACGAAGAGCGAGACCCAGAAGATCATCCGACCACCCCGAGCATCATCAGGATCATCAACCCCGTGCAGACAATCAGTGCATACACGGAGAGTCCGAGATTCAGCGCGTCAGCCCGAGCTTCCGGGTTCCTGCGGGCTTCTTTGATCTTCCCCCATACCTTCTTTGCGTCCATAACGGACAGGATAAAGAACGGGATGATAAACGAGAGCCAGTAAAGTCGCATTTTGGTTACTCCTTTTCGTTAGAATAAGTGTATTTTCGCCGGAACATCTTCAGAGGGCGCTCATCTTTTCCGATGACTTCTGCTTCATCATCTGGTTCGTATTGCAACAAATCAGCCGATGTGTAGCTGTATACACCCTTTTCGTTTACGAATTCCGGCTTTGTTACCCAGACTGTGCCGTAGTAAGGGTCGGCGATTGCTACATATGTAAAGTCGTCTCGCACAAAAACGTCGCCAGTCCTGAGATCACGCATTTTCTTTGTCTGTGGAAAGTCCATCTTGAATTACCTCTTTTTAGATTGCTGACAAACTACTTCGTTATGTTTTGCTATCACGTTTATATCTACGCCTACTACTTCAACTTCTTCTTCCGGAACGACTAAAATGAAGTCGAAATCGCCATCAAAAATCATTTTTTCTTTCATAATTTTTGGTATTGTCACGATCATTGTGCAGCAAGATAGGTCCACAAAATATGAAGGTCCACTTAACGCTGCATAAATAACCCCGTCTTTCTCAAAAATATCGCCAGTTCTGAGATTGTTCATTTTTTCTCGATATGGAAAACTCATTTTTGCTCTTTCTCCTTCATTCTTCCTTTTGCTTGTGGATTAACCGCGAGCATTAAGCCAGCTTTTATTTTGTTCTCCTTCGCTATTACTTTTTAACTCTGCTAAGCTGCAAAAATCAAATTCCTTGGAGAGGAATAACCCATACGGATTAAGACAATCTTTAACGCCTTCCTCTCCTACTCCGTAGAATTTGCAGTCTCGGCAGTAAATGATTTGTCTCTCACCAGTCTGCATTGATAACCACCTTATGACCTCTCAGCAGAGCAACAGCCACGAGCTTTTCGATGTCGTTGTTCAGCCAAATCTTCTTAACAGAATACTCGGCAAGCTCACGAGCCTGTTCGTCCGTGAGTGCCATGTCTTTGCCGTACCAGTCGCTATCGCCGTATCCATTATAATAATTGACTGACCTCAAAAAATCGTACCAGTTAGGCCCTCCGACACTGACCTCATTGACATCCTTTGTTGTGACGAGCTTGCCGCAGTCTGGACAGCGAAATTCTTGGACTTCCTTAATCGTAACGTCGAGACCCATCGTCGTTTCCTCCTCCATAAAGTCGTATGCCGCAGTACGGGCAATACCGGTAAGTGTTGATTACATGGTTGTCCAGATTGCGCTTGTAATGACATCGAGGACAGATGTGATCCATCCAGCCATTGTCTGCAAGCTCGACAATCCAGCGGTTGGGTGAATCGTCATTCCGTTCTTCTGGTGTTTTCCAGTCTTCGATGTGTTGCCCCCACATAGGATTTCCCTCCCAAATATCGATGAAGCTGTCGTACATTACCAATCTTCCTCGGAATCGTATGACGGATTGAACGGGCAGTTACCGCAGCGAGACTGAAGTTCGCCGTTTTCGTCTTCGTAAACATCGTCACCGTATCCGGTACATTCGTAGCAGTAGTCGTTATCGTCCCACATGCTTACATCTCCTGTTCCATAGCTTTCGAGCTCCTCTGGGTGTTTTTCTGGCTTCGCAGGTCCTAGCTAACGATCTATGACATTTGAAACACCAAGCAACAACCAGATCTTTGTTGTCTCCTACTGCTATAAACTTAGGTTCAGAACCGCAAAATGGACACGGTCTGAGTTTGGTTTCTTCTCTTGTCCAGTTTGCCCACATATTTATCTCTTCCTCCATATAGCCGCGACTGGCCTGCCGCACTCAGGGCACAGAACGAATGATTTCCGACCGTTGTCTGTGCCCTCGTAATGGATATCGTCCGTCGTGTACTCGAACACACATTCGCACCCGACGCATCTATGTCTTCGTGCACCGAATTTTCCGTGAGTGATCACTTTCACAGCTCGATCCCCTCAACTTCAGCGCGGATTTCAAGGTCGTGCAGATATTCGCCCATGTGGCGCTTCTGCTGACGGAGCAGGTCAAGAGAACAATTAGGAGTGAAGTCAAGCGTTCCGGCCTCGTACTTCGTCACCATGCGGTGCAGCTTCTCGTAGCGGGTCTTTAGGTCGTGATATTCGGCCTGCATACGTTCCTGCCAGCAGGGCTCAACAGCGACAGCTTCACATCCCTGCGAGCCATCAGCATCTTCTGTTTCAGATAACTCGTATTCTTTCTCGAAACGATCTCTACTCCAGCAGCAAACTGCTCCGACGGAGTTTTTAACAATATAATCTCCGGGGTGAGCATAAGTGCTGCCGCCGCCGCGGTAAGTGAGAATTAAACACTCATCACCCTGATATTCAGCTGCGCAGTAACAAGAGGCTGATTTGCACAAATCTTTGATTGCCATAAAGCTACGAAGTCCAGCAGTCCACTGAATGGCTTCGACAAATTCTGGTTTCTTTTGATATTTCATATTTTGCGTTCCCTTTCTTTCGTTAATAATTTATCTGTATTCCTGACTGGTAGCAGTAGAGACAACGATTCTTTGGCCGCAATCTGGGCAACAAACAAAGCCTTGTCCCCATTTAGATCCGTCTTCGTGTTCTACAAGCCAATCAAATTCTTCGTCTTCAATTACATATTCGAAAAGGCATCCACATTTTATACATTCCTCTTTGTAAACTACCGGCTCTGGCGGTTTTGGCGGCTTACGAAACCCGTGTTTAATAATTTTCAATTTTCTCGATCCTCCGGCTTTTCAAAAATTCATTTCGAACACACGAATGATGCGAAGAAGTCGTTCATCCAGATAGGATTCAGCTTTTTCTCGTAATTCTTGTGGTACACCATAGTATGCTTCGGCCACACCGCCTGTAATTGCGGCAATCGTATCGCTGTCGCCACCGATTGAAATCGCGTTGCGGATAGCATCCTCAAAGCTGGTCGATTCAAAAAACGCTTCGAGCGCCTGCGGAACAGTATCCCAGCACGTCAGAGAATACGAATACGCTGGTCGAATGTCATCCAGAGTGAAGTCCATTGGGTAAAAATAGTCGTTGATGTGGTTCTTGATCTGTTCTTTCGGCTGCCCGATTCGCGCATAATACGTTGCCACAGCCACCGCGCTGGCACCAACGAGCGCGTGTATATTGTTGTGTGTTACGCCGGTAATCGTATCCGCGAGTGTTATCGCCTGTTCACGACTTTCAGCAACAAAGCCGACAGGAGAAATTCGACTTGCAGCTCCATTTCCATAGCTGTTGGTCGGCTCATTAGATTTGCTATTAACCCAATCTTCAAAGCGTGTGCCGTAGTCTGCGTTAGGGTACTTCTTTGCAATGCCGCGCATCCACACTCTTGCGCTCTTCTGTAATTGTGAATAACTTGGTCGGCCGCCATCTAACAATGCACCCGCGACAGCGACTGTCAGAACCGTATCATCAGTGAAGTGGCAGTCGTCTGTAAACAGCTCGAAGTCTTTGGTTTTAATGTTGTCGTACTCGAATCGCGAGCCGACGATATCGCCGATAATTGCTCCGATCATGTTCTCACCTCAAACAATGGGTTTATTATGGAGCTGACACTCAGACTCGAACTGAGGACCGTCTGATTACAAATCAGATGCGCTACCAATTGCGCCATGCCAGCATATTTGCCCGCGAAACGCGGGCGGTGTTTATCGAATGTCGAAATGACCAAAGCCGCGGACTTCCTTTTGAGCCGCGAGGTTTGCTTCGTACAACCCTCTGAAGAAGTGCTTTACGTTCTGCTTTACACCCACTTAGATCACCTCCATTCAATTTTAGAATGCGAGTTTCGCCGGCCGAGAGTTGGTCGGACTTTCGGACGCGGCGATTCTCTATCCCCTTCACTATTCCGATAGGACATCATTTGACCGATGGCTGTCGTACCGGCGCGGTACCATTAAGCACGTTGCCTAATCAGACCGTGCCCCGTCTTTCTTCACTTTCAGCTGGCGGGATAACCAGTTGAAGTTGCTTTTGCTGGCGTGCCCGACACTTTGCAACCAGTAACTCGGGAACAGAAGGCGTTCAACTCCCGTTCCCTATAAACGCTCCCGTTTTCAATCTTAGACACTTTAATGCTTTGCTCTTCTCCATCTCCTTGAACGCTTAAGGTGATGTCTTGTGCGAGCAACACAGAGGATTGTTGTTGTTCACGCGGATTTGCAATCACCCGCGCCGTCCGAGGCTTTCTCGAACTGCTTCGTCTTATCAGGCTATCCTCTTATTCCTTACGCCCTTGGGATACCCTGTTGATCTATTCACGAAGTTCTGCTCATTTCGGACGCCTTATTTTTGCTGAATGCTTGCGCCTTACACCATCATTCTGGTCGAGCATTGGGCGTTGGGCTTGTCACCCTAAAGTATCGGTTTAACCAAAACACCGGAAAGGTTGTGCCACTCCTCTTTTCTGAATCGACAGGAAAGGTCAGCCGATTCTCCCTCGCCGGAATCGAACCGGCCGAGCATCGTGCCGCGGATTGCGCTCGCCGTACATGGAGGGAGATATTATGCCTCGAAAAAGCTGAGGATGGACTCATTCGTAATCTCTGTGCCGTAGCCCTTTGCATAAGCACAGATCCACGGGTTTTGATGCTGAGTGATTTCGACAAGCTGTGACGAGCTGAATGGCAGACATTCAAAGACGATACCATCGATAAGTTCTTTGACTCCCCTAGCCAATATCGGATTTGCGACTGCGGATACTGGAATATGAGCAGAACCGAAAATACAAAATTTGCGATATACACCCGGAACTACTGGCCCAAAATCCCAAGCGACGATTTTCTCTCGGAAACATGGTTTCCGATGGCAAATAAGAAACTCAGCTTGAACGAAGTACAGTAGCTTCTGTAATTTCAGATTGCTGACAGTATGTCCTTCGTCGGAGCAGCGCCGAATAATGTAGTCTGAAATTGTCAATGCATCAAACAAAGAATCACAGCCTCTCAACAATAGTTGTCGCGCTTAACGGACGTGACGTGAGATAACACCGTTGACCAATCGCCTTTGGTCAGAGAACAGAACCATCTACACCTGTGGCGGAGCAGGAGAATTTCGAAATCTCACACCTTTGCGGGCTACTGGTAGTTTTCAAGACTACTGCCTTGCCTTTAGGCTTACTGCTCCATGTGGCTTCTCGGTGAAGAATCGAACTTCAAGCCGCTCGTACGAATTGCGGCCGCAACCTTGCTCCGAGAAATGTAGCGGGACGTCTTTTTATTTTTAGTGATAGTCCGAGGACATCCCGCAGGCACAGACTGTTCACCGCAGATGCTTGCAAGCCTTGTTGATCTGCGGCGCAATTTTTAGGTCTTGCAGGACTTGAACCTGTAGCTCCACCGCTTTCGCGGGGCGTGTTCCCTGTTACACCATTCGACCATGAAAGTGCGGTTTAAGGATTACCGCAAACCTGTAGCTTAGAAGCCTTCCAGGGGCAACTGCTTTTTGAAATACGGCATGGGCGTAATCTTGTGAAGGTTCTTATAATGCAGATTGCAAATCTTCTTGTCGATCTCTCGATCACCACAGCTGCCATCTACGATATGCTTCTCCAACTGAGCGTAAGTAAAACCGAGATTTGACTCGTCAGACTTTCCGCAAAGTCCGTCAGATGGAGTCTTGTCCACCAGATCGGCAGGGATCGGCAGCTCGTGACCGACTGCTACGACCTCGCTGACAAACAAGCCGGACAGTGGACTGAAATCACCGGCGCTGTCACCGTACTTGGTGGAGTAACCAACGTAGTCTTCGGAATAATTGCAGGTGTTAGCTACGCGGCCACCGTGCTCTAAAGACTGCGCTACCATGTATAGAACCGCCATTCGAAGTCTAGGTGCCAGATTTACCTCCGCCTGCTTGCTGATAGGCAGTTCGTGCGAACCTTCGCTGAGCATCATAGAATAAGCGCCGCCGACATTGATTTCGACACTTTTGATCCCGAGAGCATCAACCACCCGGTGCGAATCTTCGATGTCTGACTGCTCGTCATTCGGCATCAGCACACCGATAACACGGTCTTTGCCGAGTGCCTCAGCACAGAGAGCTGCAACAACGCTGCTGTCCTTCCCTCCAGAGATGCCAACAACGGCGTAACAGTCTTTGCCGTTATCTTCGAAGTAGTTCATAATCCACTGGACAATATGATTTTTCAGTGTCTTTGCGTTTCCCATTAGAATTTACCTCCGTGCAATCTGTCGCGCACCTCTGCCAGCGTGTATTCATTGACCATATTACCGTGGATGAATACAGGTGCCATCTCATTATCAAGGTCGTATGTTTCCTTAAAGGTGTGTCCGTCCTCGTAAGAATACTCGCCGTCGTTCTCCCGCACGATACAGCATCCGCGCTGGGACTTCTTGAAATGGCCGGTGTCCGTCTTTGGATTTTTGAAAATCATAATCGGCTTACCGTTCTCATCCTCTGCGTAGGTTGCCTTGACCGCGATGCCGAACGTGTCTCTCGTATACGGGTTATACTGGACATTGCCATTTTCGTCAATCGTCTCCAGACATTCCATGGAGAAGGAGCCGACACCCAAAGCCACGTTGTTAATTGCGAACCCATTCTCTTTCAGGATTGAGTAAATCTTTTCGCAACGCTGCGGCGTAATGCTGTCTCCGTACAGCGCCTTGATATGCGGATTCAGAACTTTGAATCCCTTGCTGTTTCTCGTGCCGCCAAAAATATTCCAGAGATGAAATACTGTCTGGGTGACAACCTCGACCGGATCACCGCTGTCACCGCGAATAGAAAGAGTTCCATTGTGTTCAAGGATTTCGTTCTTGAGCTGCGGCAACAGCTTATCAACTAAATTCCAATAGTCGTAGCTGTCAGACACAACGGAGAAACTGCTATGCGGATAAATCTCGGTGAGCAGTCGGCGCAGATGTGTAATCTCATCACCGTCAACTGCGGCATTGGAGCACATTACGCTGTGTTCGGTCGAAATACCACCATATCCAACCGGTTCCTGATCGCAGCTGCAGTTATAATTTCGTTCCAACCAAAGAATAGCCGGGACAGTCGCTGTATTGAGAAAACTCAACAGAAACGCTGCCGAGCTCTTTGTTGCGCTCTCGACGCTCTCCTGTCCTCTCATCGAGAAATCACCGAGAAGTCGGGCGCGGTCAACATCGTCGTCGCAGGTCAGGTCTGCGTACTTGTTGACGATCTGGCGATACCGATAGCCAACCTCCGCAGAAACCTGCGTGTGCCACATTGTACAGGACAGCATGGTTTCAATGCTGTTTACCAACCAGACAAAAGATGGCAACGTATTGGTAATCTCGATCTGCGGCACATGAATGTTAGTCCGTGTTCCTTCCGGAACTGCCTTGATTATCAGAGGCAGAAAGCCGAGATTATGCAGCTTCAGCAGCCGCTCTTTGCCCACGCCGGAAGTTCCGATTGTTGCGCCAAGCACACGCTTGTACTCCGGGAGGATTTCCTTTTCGAAATCTCGCTCGAAAAAATATTTGTTAAAGCCGTCAATCAGGTATTCCTTGATGAACGCTTGCAAGCCGAACATCGTTACCTTATCTGTGTCTGCCAGACGAGACATTCGCGGCGTATAATAGCTGACCATACGGGTCAGTCCCTTCGGATACTGTTCGGCGTGGCAGGTCTTGTAGAAGTCCAAGCACAGCAGCGGATTGTAGTCAATCATTGTTTCGTCTCCTTATCAGAACAGAACCGTAATCATTTCGTGGTTGCCGCGATAAATGCTTCCGGTGGTGTAAACGTGCTTAATCAGGCCGTCAGTCAGAATTGTGCCCTTTTTGATGGTGTTTTCGCAATGGGTGATATAAAGGAAAATATCCTTCGCCCCGGCTTCTCTGAGTGCTCTGGCTGTATGAGTGAACGTACCGCCGCGAGAGCAGATGTCATCTACAATCAGAACGTTGCGTCCTTCGACAAGTTCCGGGTTGGTCAGCTCCAACCTCTCGATATTCCCCGTGCGCCAGTCGCGGTGTTTGATACAGAAAACGTGCTCGCGCTTCAGAAGCTCAGTGTAACGTTTTGCAGCTCCTTCATCAGGGTAACAGAGCAGCAAATCCTCTCCGCATGTCATACAATTCGCGATTGCTTGCATGATATAACATCTAGCATCGAGAACCTCAACGTTATTGAGCAATGCTGGGGCTACATTAGAATGTGGATCACGAACAACCACAAAATCAAAAGACAGACTATTGATAAACTCTGCAAAGTATTTTAATGTGAAAACTTCGTCAGAGCTTTTAACACGATCCATTCTCGCGTTGGGAATATACGGAAGCTGAAGTATAATCTCAGCACGAGAGTCATAGCTTCGGATACGATGAACCAGATACCACAGCAAAATGCACTCATGATCACCATCATACTTCCACTGGATGATAAACTCCTCTTCTTCCAAGCTTGGATCGTAACGAAACGAAGTCGTTCCGTCTGGAAAACAGGTAAAATCAATCGGGTCCCCATTTACGGAAATCATACGGTTTCCTCCTCGTTTTCGATGTTAATCTGGCACATTTTCATGGCTGCCAGCGCATTCTTATGGTTTTCAGGCGTTGTTCCGGCACAGCAGGACGCATCTACTGTGATCTTTACCTCTGGGAGATATGCTTTGATAAGCAAAGCGTTGGAAATAACGCAAATGTCTGTGCAAAGGCCAACCAAAATAATTTCATCCAGATTGTCGATCCAAACCAAATCCAGTGCGTCACCAAGATCAACAGAACCGAACGTTTCTTTCTCGAATACGAGAGTTTCCCCTCGTTTGTCTAATTCATTCTGAACAGTCTGCTCGATCTCCCAACCGTGCGTTTCCACAAGGCAGTGAGGAATCGAGAGCAATTTCCCCTCTTGTGTATCGAGATAATCCGCGTAATGTGTGTCCTTTGTTACGCAAATAATATCGTCATCACCGACAGCTTTGATTTTTTCGACTACCTTTGAAACAATAGCTTTTGCTTCCGGCGTACCGAGAGCGCCGTCGATGAAGTCATTCTGCATATCCACTACTACTAAAACTTTCATTTGTTCTCCTTTCGTTTCCCATCGATCAATTGTCTTTGAATAGACCATATGCAATGGCCATTCCGACAACAAGAGGCCATAAAAGCCCTGCGACAACCATGAGTACATCGAATTCATCAGGATCGAAGCCTTCGCTCTTCGGGGTTTTGAGAAAAGGCATAATTTGCTCCGCTGACAATGATACAAATCAGAAAGTACAGAAGAAGTATCACGCAATCCCCTCCAGTGCTTTCGCGATTGGATCATATCTCTTACTGTTTAGCGTTTCCATCAGGCATTCATACGGGTCGAGCTTACCGCTCATCACCATAGAAGCTATATTCTGGCTGAAGCCGCTGACCAGAGCAACACCGAGATCGTTTTCCTTAACCGGAATGGTGCCGGTGCGACTGTTGACATTCCAGAACACGAGACGCGGCAGTTTATAACCGGCTGCTTCATATTTCTGACGAATCACGTTAAACAGACGGGAATCCGGCCGCTTGCGGCTCCAGTAATCTAATTGACTGCCGCAAGTTGCACAGGTGTCGAACTCCATATCTGAGATGATGAGAACGTTTTGCGGCATGTCTTCCTGCCTCATTCGATTGTTGACCGCTGTGGTCAAAATCAGGTTGAAAACAGCTTCGATGTTGGTGTTCGCCATCTCGTTATACTGCTTGGCAATCAACAGCTTCTCACGAAGGTTCTTTGCTTTGGAGAAATCGACCAGTCGAGGACGATTGGAAAACGTGATGTACTTATCCTTAAACTGACCTGATAAATGCTCCGCAAAGTAAATCGCAAGTGCATTTGCTACGTCCAGTGCAGTTACGCTACTGTGCGGATCTACGTTGCAGGTCATACTGCCGCTGCCGTCCGCTACGACAATGGTGTTCCCGTTACCGTTTACCGTGTCAGGCAGAGCCTTCCAAAGCTGCTCGAGCGTTTCGTTATACTCGGTGATTGCATTCCATCCAGAGTTGCCGTACTTATGGACAATCTCGTGCGGGAAGAGCGTGCCTGCGTTAATCTTGGTTTCGCCCTTGGCGAGGCTTTCCAGATAAGCACGACGGCGATCTTCGTCATTCCGGAGAAATGCCTTGTTGTAGATCAGGTTTGCGCGAGACGGAACTGCTTCATACTTGATCTCGTCCCACTGTTTGGCGGACATCTTCTTCTCGACTACATCGAGATAACTGCGTAGCTTGGAAAGAGTCTGGCGGTAATACTTCTGAGTGAAGTTCAGTCGATTACAAATAATCTTTGCATATCGACGGGAATTGTAAGAAGAAGCGCACGGAGACGGAAGCCATTTTGCTAGCAGTGAGATCGGATTACCTTCTTCATAACGATGGATGTCATAATTGAACTGAAAGTAGATGTAGTCCAAAACTTTTACTTCCAAATCTGTATCCAACAGGCACAGCAGGTCATCGTAGCGGCCGTATTCTGCAATCAACTCGATTACTGGCCGGACGTATTCCGGCAGATTGTCCGCCAGATACTTCATTACGGTGCGGAACAATCGGCGCTCGCCAAGTCCGCCGCGAACATCTCGAGCAAAGAACAGCCACTTCATCGCGGCCATTTTGTCCTCAAAGAATGCCTTGACGAACTTACTCACGATCTCAGCTTCGCTTGCGCTGCGGAGCGAGGCTACGGAGAAATTCAGGTCGAGCAGTGCTTTACCGGTCGTTCTGTAACCGACAGCGCCGTTTTCGGTGACGCTGACGTTGTAATCTTCGTTCAGCGTGTTAGTCATTGCGGTTGTAAAATCCATTTTGTTTTCCTCCTTGTTTTGATTCCACAGAGCGCTTTAGAATTCTTAATTATCAGTTAAGTTCTTGGAAAGTTGCTGTACGCGCCCTTTGGAGGGATGCGGGACACAAAGGTATTTTGATTAAAAGTCAAAGCCTGTAAGTTTGCTGTGAGTGTCCCTGTGGTACGGCGGGCTGGAGTCGACCCAGCCTATGTCCTCTTGAATGTTTCAAAGTTGCTGTCAGTGAACTTGTCAGCTCGCATTTTCATGTGGGGATGCATTGCCGCTCTGCCACCGCCGTATATTGTTGGTGCGACTGGAGAGGGTCGAACTCTCACGGGAATCTCCCAGCGGAACTTAAATCCGCTGCGTCTGCCAATTCCGCCACAATCGCATTTGGTGTTGCCGCTGGGGATCGAACCCAGAGAAAAGCGTGTTTGAGACGCTCGCGTATGCCAATTCCGCCACGGCAACATATGGAGCAGGTAATGGTAATCGAAACCACATCTTCAGATTGGAAATCTGACATCTTAACCGTTAGACGATACCTGCATATCTCCCGCGGTGACGAGTCGCGGGAGGTTCGCTTGCCGTGCCAAGCGGTGTGTGTGAGTGGAGTTTGCTCACGGACATATAATTTCCTCCGCACGGTGAGGATTGGTCGAGGTGACAGGATTCGAACCTGCGGCATCTCGCTCCCAAAGCGAGTGCTCTACCAAGCTGAGCCACACCTCGTTATTGCCCGGAGGCCGGACTTGAACCGACGACCTTTGGCGTGATTGGCAAAACGCTCTATCCAGAAGAAAATTGCTGCGCGTGAACCTGTCGGTTCACGGAAAACACTGAGCTACTCCGGGCATATTCAGTTGGCGGATTTTGAGGAACCGCGGAGTCGAACCGCGAGAAACTTTTTTGCAGAAAGTTTTTTGTATATATTTGCTGTTCGTGCGCCCGCCCGTCGCACCATAATTCTGTCACCGAACGCTCCTCATATATCGCCGGTCTTTCCCGGCTGTCAGCGGTCTTTTCCGCCGTCGCCGCGTCGCCATCGTTTTTTTGTCTACATATACTACTATACAAAAAATCGATTTTTGGGACGCGAAATCTAAAAATTTTTCAAAAAATTTTTTACTTGGTATCTGTTACCACGGTGCCGCCCTGAACGGTGACCCAACCGTGCTTCTCGCGGGCTTCCATTTCCATTTTCTTGAGCAGCTTATCGGTCAGAGAAGCAGAAATCGTCGAGTTTGCCTTTGCTTCTGCCTCTGCTGCAATCTGCTTGGCCTGCGCGTCAGCCTGCGCTTCCAGAATCTTCGTCTGGTTCTGCACCTTGATGGTTTCCTGCTCAGCCTCAGCCTGCTGCTTCTTCTGCATTGCCGTCACGCGGTCATTGATCGTCTGCTGCAGCTGCTCATCGGGATGTACGTCGATGATAGAGGCGTCGATCACATCGATACCAAACTCGTCACCGAGCTTCTCGGAAAGAGCCTCCGTCAGCTGGGTGTTGATCTTCGCACGGTCACCGGAATAGATATCCATCATGGTGTAATCGGTCGTGACCTCGGAAATCTTGGACTTGAGAATCGTACGGACACGGTTGTTCACGATGTCCTCGCCGTCCATACCGCGGAACTTCTTATAGGTGTCAACAACCTCGTCCTGCTTAAAGCGGTAGGACATCTGGAAACTGATATTGATGTTGGCGTTATCTGCCGTTGCTACGTTAAAGGAATCGTCGCCCTCGCTGCCGTCGCGGGAATCCTTGGTCAGAACGAGCTGCTCATTGCCGACGGTGAACTTCTTGACCTTCTTGGTCGGACTTACGACATGGAAGCCCTGTGTTAGAACTTCGTCCTGTACGCCGCCGTTCATACTGTAAACAACACCGACGTAGCCGGTCGGAATTCGTTCTGTACACGCGACAGCTCCGATACCGCCAAAAATCAACGCGGCCGCCAGAACAACGCCGCCTACTGCACCTTTACTCATGTTTATTTTCTCCTTCGTTTTTGTTTTCTTCGTCCTCATCGGACATTTCCTTTATCGCATCGCCGAAGATGCTTGTCAGGACGCTGCCGAGCCTCTTAAACATAAAAGCGCAGCAGGCCCAGATAAAGACCCCGGCAATGATACAAAGCGCATAGAATACTGGATTCAAGTTGTTTTTCTCCTTATTTATTACCTTTTTTCTCTCTATCCTCTCTACCTGTTTCAGCGTCCCAATTCTCATCCACCCACTTGCTGAACTCTGCTGTACCAGCGATTACACATCTCTCACCTACATCAACTTTGATATAAGCAGCGTCAAGTTTTTCAAGCAGGTCAATCAGCTTCTTAGGATCAATCATTTTTTTCGCTCCTTTAGATTTACACTTTAGTTCTTCAAGACTGGTGCCCAGTTTTGCGAAAAATGCATCATCGTCCAAGATAGTCAGATATTCGTCCAGGCGATTAAGCGTATCTTCAAAATTCGTTGTTTGCTAAATCCATTGTCCGCCTCTCCTCAATTTTTACACGGAGAACAAAATAATCTATCAATCCAAGATACTTTTCCGTCGCCATAAGTAGCGCATTTCTTCGACTGACAAGTTCCGTTCTCTTTGTGATAATAAATGCAGTCTTTGCACGGATTCCGCATTATTCTGCGCCTCCGTCCATCTTCGCGCCGCATTTAGGACAGATAGGGTAAATACCCTTTTTGTTCCATTGATATTCTCTGTGCATTGCTTCCCCGGCACACTCTGAACAGTCACAACAATAATCACTGTTTTTCCAGTGCGGTCGAATCCACTTTCCATGCACCACCGGCACAACGTCGGCGGCAGGCGGCGAGGCAACAATCTCCATTGCCATGGCACCGTCGGAACCGTCCACCCATTTTGCCGCCATCACCGCTCTTATGGCAGTATCCCGCTTAATGTATCCACCCATTTTCGCACCCCTTTCCCAAATGAGTTGCACTTTTCTGCTTCTCAAAGTAAAACTCAATCGGCTTTTCATTCTCGATCACATTCCCGTAAACTACGCCAACCTTATAGATGTAATTTTCGCGCAGCTTTCTCGGAATTTCCGCGATGTAGCGCCGGAATGTTTCCAGCGTATGGGCTCGCTTGTAATGATTGCACATTCGACAAGACGGCATGAGATTCGAAATATCATCTGTCCCCGCATCTTCAATTCCCCATGCCCTCAGTGGGAGAAAATGATCTACTTGCATATCTTTGTATGCAATCTCTCTGCCACAATAAGCACAGTGCCCGTCGTATTTGCGGTATACTTCTTCGCGGATTTTCTTACTTATCGCCATCGTTTTTCTCCTCCGGCAGATCCGGCATCGGCATCCAATGGGTTACTTCGCAATCTACCGGACAGTTGTAAACATCGTCCGGCGTGAAGCATCTGCTTTCCCACCAGCACTCCGGAATGATGTAATCGTCACGCTCTTCGTCATAACGGCCATACTCACAGATATCGTTCCAGTTCCAATTGCTGTCTCCTACGAATAACGTCCCGTCTTCATGAATTGCTGTTGCAATAAATCGCCTGCCATTTCTATTGCAGACAATCATCACTTCGGTTTCGGGTTTTGGCAGGCGTTCGGTTATCGGAATCCACCGCACCACCGGCACAACATCGGCAGTGGGAACGTCACGTACAGCCCATTCCGGATTAAGCCCCTTTAGATACGCTTCTCCGGCGGCATCTTCCGCCGCTTCACGCTCAATATACTCGCTCATTCATTTTCCTCCCATTCCTCTGTTTTACTCGCCAAATCTCCGTTTCGTAACTGCGATTGGAAACTCTTCGATTTCACTTGCCCAAAGGGTTTCGCCACCGAGTTCATTCCAAATCAGCGGAAAACCTCCGACTCCATCGAACAGGCTTGCCATCGTTGCCGGCCGACCGAACTGTTTATACAGTCTGCTAAGTACCCATCGCCAGGGCGGCAGTGCGATGGAATTTCCCATCGCTTTGTATCGTCCCGTGTTTGCGCTCTCCTTATGTCCCTTCCCGTTTGAGCCTGTCCATTCTCCGATGTCAGTCCAGTTATCCGGAAATCCCTGCAGCCTTTCGCATTCAAGTGGCGTCAGCCGTCGAATGAATTTATCCCTGCCGGGCTTTACTTCCATCACCGCCATTGGGTCATGCATGCAGTTCAGTGTCTGACACACATCCGGCGTGAGATGTGTCGCAATGTGTGCCTGTCCATTTCCTACACAAACCGGCCGGAACAAAAGCGGGATTTGGTTTCCGCCTGTTCCCATGCGGGCTTGGAGTGTCGGCACATGCTGACCGCATTCTCTGATGACATCACAGGCGTGAGTCATATCAAGGATTATGCAGTCCTCGACTGGATCTCCAACGCTAGCCGCAGATACTCCGGAAGCTCCTTCTTGTTTCGTTCTGCTCTCTTCAGAATTCCCTGACACGCCTTCGCGCTCAAAAAGTACCTCGGGAGCGGATTCTCCTCCAAAATCTGCGACAAGTGCGATTCTACGGCGACTCTGGGGGACTCCCCAAAACTGTGCATTGAGTACGCGCCAAGCGATACTCCATCCGTCTCCCATGACGCATCCGGCAGTTCTCCATTTGCCCTTCGGAGGTTCAGGAATAACGGCATTGGGTTCGACGACCCTCGCGATTTCTTCGAGGACTCGGCGGAAATCTTCTCCTTTGTGGCTACTAAAAGCTCCGACGACGTTTTCCCATACCATGTATCGAGGACTTGCTGTCCCTGAAGCTGCTTCACTGTGTTCCCTCATTTCTCTTACAAGTCGTGTCTGTTCGAAGAAAAGAACTGATCGTTTCCCCTTAAATCCCGCTTTAGATCCTGCGATACTAACATCTTGGCAAGGACTGCCGCCGATGACGCAATCAACGACCGGAACTTCGCGGCCGTTTATCTTTGTGATATCTCCCAGATGTTTCGTAAACTCGTTCTCCTCTCAAACTTGACTTTGGTTGTACAATTCCTTTGCCCTTGCCTGAACCATATCCCAGATTTTACAGTCTTGGATGTTTGTGTTCAGGTATTTTTCTATCCGCTCAGGTTCCAGTTCATGTTGGTGAGCGGCCATAAATGTTCCATGAATACGGCCGGTCGGTTTATTACAGTAACTCCATTCGTCGAATTTTCCGCTGTAACGAAAATCCAAGATATTCAGCGTGTCTCCGACGATTGAAATCGTTACCTTTGGGCTTAGACTGAAGTTGGCACACAAGATACGGTCTTCAAAGGTTTCTGCATTACCGTATTGGAATGTCCACTTCTGCGATTGCCCGCCGCCGACCATATCATGACCCTTGCAGTTCGGTTCGTTTCCATTCCACATATTCTGAGTGAAATTCGGAAACGATGGGAAAATCTCGCCGCTCATACACCGTAGCCCCAAACGTAGAGGAACATCGGAATGAGCATCACTGCGCCGAAGAGCATCCCTGCGGCGATATCGCCCAGTCGGTTTAACGTTTGTCTTCTCATGATTAACCTCCGAATCTGTTATTACGGAACTCAATGCTGAACTCGAGCCGCTTTACTTGCTGTTCGAGCTGATTCCATTCCTCTTCATAGCGAACCATTCTCAACTTGATTGGCCGCGGCTGACGAGAGGCATCCTCACAGAGCCCCATAAACTGCATCATCAGGAATTCTTTCGGCGCGGCTGTCTGCTGACGGCTGACCAACGCATTCCCGATGTACTGCTCAATGATGACGCTGTAGGTTTCTCCGAGATCAAAAAACATGGGTTAATCCTCGGCAGGACGGTTCAGCCAATCGACGCAATCAGCAACCAAATCCTTTCTTTCTGCGGTGGCGTAAGCGAAAATGTGATCAACAGCATCGCTGCACTCGTTTGTTAAGAACTCTGCCATCTCCCGAGCCGTCATCCTGCGGATACGGTCGATGTTGCGCTCCGGCAGGCTGCGGACGACTTTGATTTCATCCCAGCCCTCATCAATTCTCGGCTCACACAGCTCCAGATTCATGCGCTTGATGACTTCTTCCGGAACCGGTGTGCCGCGGTCGGTATTCTGGGACAGCGCCTGTTCCAATGGGATTGCAAAATAAATGCAAACCTTGCGGCCGGCCAATCTCTTAATCTCATCCAGAAGATCGGCGCGGCGCGTATGACGCAGATTCGTTGCATCGTAAACAACATCGTTGCCAGCGGAAAGTGCTTCCTTTGTGCGGTCATGCAGGATATCGAATACCTGTTTGTGCATCTTCTTGTCGCCGCCGTCTGCTCCGATCTCAGCACGGATATCGTCACTGGAGAGTACGGTTGCATTCGGAATCTGGCGGGCGTAGGCGGTTTTGCCGGAACACGGCACGCCGACCATCATGTAGAACGTGGGTTTAGTCTGCATGGTAAATATCCTCCTCAAAGCGTTCGTTAAGTGTCTTTACTGCGGAAATCAGTTCGTTGATCTTGGCGGTTACCTCAATCGGGAACATTTCTGCATTCGGAACAAGCATTCTTTCGAGACTTTTAATGTCAATTCCGTAGACGAGATACGGTTTGTTTTCTTTCTTATGTTCCGCAGCAGACTCCGGGCTGATGATCTTCTCCAGTTCCCTGCACAGCTCGTTGGCTTTCCATGTGTTTGTTCGACCTCTTCGCAGAGTTTTTACACCGCCTTCTGCCGTAAACACAAGATGAGGGACATCCTTCATGTGTCTTGCGTAGACATTCGGTTCATCCATGTATCCGTAGATTTCTCCGTCGCGAATAAGAACTACTTGCCAGTTCGTATTATTGTCTGCCATTTTTATCGCTCCTTCGCTAACTGTTCGTTGATTTTGTTAACTGTTTTGACCAACTCGTCTACCTTCTGCGCGAGCATGCGCTCGGTCGCGCTGAGAAAAACTCCGGCGAGGTTGATCGGCTTGATTTTATTCTTTTCGTCTTCTCTCAGTTTTCTGTTGCCTACCCGAGCGAAATAATCAGAAAGAGAATCTCCTTCGTACACAAGTATCGATCTAAGGGACCCTTCATCCTTTTCTGGTGCCATTATGCTCACTTCGATTGTTTTACGTTCCAATCTTACAAGACCGGCATAATCGCTGCTGTCATAAAACCTGACAATATAACCAACGCTGCCATCGGCTAATTCGACGTATTCACCTACATGCAAATCCATTCTTACCGTCATCCTCCTAACCTCTCGTTTATTTGGTTGACTGCTTCCACTAACTCATTAAGTTTATCTTGAATTACAGGCAGCGGTGTAGTCGTTGAATACGGATCAAGCGCCACTGCCTCGATTTTGTCTCCACGAAACTTATGACAGCCTATCTGTGTAAAGATTGATGCTGGCGATTCAAGCCTTGGGATGTTTACAATTTTGATTTTGCCTTTGTCAGACGCCGGAGTGAGAATTTTGATGACAAACTGAGTTATAAGAGAATTATTGTCTACTACTGCAATGTAGCCGGTTTGTCCAGTCGCTAATTCGACGTACTCGCCTTTGTGAAAGTCCACTTTAGTTAGCCCCCTTTGTTTTCTCGCCGATGACAGCATCGGTATACGCAAAACCTTTGATTCTCACTTCGCATGGATAGCACCGAACCTTCGTTTTGCTGTCCAGAGAAACCACATCGTTGCCAGTTTGCGGCCGTTCTTCATCGAAACACACGCTAATATCGCCATCAAATATCTGTGCAAGCGGCTCCTCTCCTACATAAATGAAAACCGGATCATTGTTTTCGTTGATGATGCCAAATTCAGATTTCATAGTGACTCACCTCAAAAAACACTTACTGCGGTTGCCGCCAACAGGAACAAAGCCAGGGCGACGGCAGCCAGATATACGCTTTTACTCATGGGATCAGCCCTTCCAAATCATTGGCGAACCATCATCGTTGACAAGAAGTGTAAACGTTCCGACATTAGAAGGACCAGAAGATACTGCGTACATCACCCTGTTGGCCGCGTTGTACACGATGGAATATCCGTAGCTGTCGTAAACCATCACAAACTGCGCTTGCAGACTGGTTGAATTTTCAAAGCTCGCCGCCGCAGGCTGCGTTTCGCAAGCCGCCATTGCAATTAAAAGGACGGCTGCGATTACCCCGCCGAGAAAATACTTTATCTTGTGAACTACCATCGTCTGCTTCCTTACTCCACGAGATAAACGTTACGATACTGGATGCCGAGGCGACTTGCTTCGGATTTACTGCCGACGGCAACATCGATAATCGAACCCTTGATGGCCGACCCTGTGTCAGCGCAGTAGAAGATGCCATCGTAACCTTCAATGCGAATCTTGGAACCGAGAGGAATCACTCGCGGATCAACCGCCACCGTGTACCACGGCGTCACCGGTGTTCCGAGAGCGGTAATACTTCCACCTTCATCAGCGGCGCCCGTGTAGAAAGTCAGCTTATAACGTCCAAGAAGCCGACCCTTGGAGTTTTCCTCGGCCTTTTTCTTTTCCTCAGCAACCGCTGCGTTGTACTGCGCGGTCAGGTCGATAACGGTTTCGTTATGCTCATTCCACATCTGCTTGGCGTACCAGATGGTGTAATGATGCTCTTCTGCGCCGAGTGCGCGGGCATTCTCTGCGAGCTGATGCGCTGCATTGCGCTGCTGTAGCGCCTTATCAAGATCCTTCTTGATATCTGCGGAGCTTACTGCCCCGGCGCTTACGGTAAGTACAGTGGTTAAACAGGCGGCTGCGGCCGCCGCTCGTCGAAGTGCGTGCATGTTCATATTCAGTCTCCTTTGTTCTTCAGTTGGTCGATTACGTCTTCTACGATACGGTCATAGCCGACCATATCTCCAGTTGTGTATTGGAATTCGATGCCGTTTTGGTTCAAGGTTTTCAGGATGAGCTCGGAGACACCATCAGCTTCAGCCTCTGTTTGGTTGCGTCCTGCTGGGTTGTATTCCTTCACTCGAGCCAGAAAGTAATTGAGATTGTTGTAGGTGTTCCAAATGTTCAGCGTGTACTGCTTGTACACCTCTCCGTAACATGGGTCATCTTTATTAAGATAAACCAGTCCGAGAAGCAATGGAGAATCTGTGATAACGACATCTACCTGATCAGCACAGCGCCGTAGTCTGTAATGCTGTTTTGCTGTGATGTAGTCCTGTGCGGCGAGAGCGGTTTCGTTTTCCTCCCAAGTTTTGTCTTTCGCAAACTCGGTTATCAGTTCAGCGTTATACCCCAGCATTTTCAATCTTGCGAAAACATACGCCGCACCGGTGGATTTACCGCTTCCGGGGCCGCCGAACAAATTTACGACAAGGGTTGGCATTTTAATCACCTCACATTTTGTCGAGCTCGTTATAAAGCTCGGTTCTTGGGTTGTATGGTACATATTCATAAGTCATTGCTGACTTAATGGCTTGGATTTGTGCCTTGGCTTTGGCTCGTTCCTGCACAAGCTCTGCCAGTTTTTTATAGATTTTGTAGCCGCGATGCGCTGGAAGTTTGGGATTGTTTCCAGCGAAGTGGTACAAGTCAACCATCTTTAGATCACAGTCATGCACCGTAATCGAAAGGTCGTCGATGATCTTTTGCAGAACATTACTCTGGGAAACCGCCGCGTTCACAGTCGGTACAAGCTGCTGTCTGACTTTCTCATCTACTGGCTCGATACGACAGTTTTTGAATTCGCCGCGGGCATTTACTCGGAGAAAATTCTTAGCCGCCGTGTGCGTGAATGCTTTTGCTTTAGCCGGATCGAACACAAATGTCGGTCTTGCTTTACTGTCAATAGCGACATATCGCTTTTTCTTTGAATGGTATAGGACATATTCTTTTTCTAACACTGCTTCACCGACTTTCTTTTTTTGCTCTGGCGGAGGAGCCGGGACTCGAACCCAGACCGACGCAGGGTGTCACCTGCTCAGGGGTTAGAACCCTGCGTGCTGACCGTTACACCACTCCTCTATGTGCTGCTCTCGACCGGAGTTGAACCGGCATCTCCCTGCTCTGCTTTGAGCTACGAGAGCAGATCACCCGCTGACGGGGCGGGCAACCCGATATAAAATTGTTGACGTCTGGGCAACGTCGTGCCCCGCGCGGCTTGGAAACCTTGGTCGGGAGTTCCTCCAATTTGAATTATTTTGTCCTGCGCGGCGGACGTGGTCACCCATCCGAGGTTTGAACTCGGAACTTATCGGTTAAAGGCCGATTACTCTGCCAGTTGAGTTAATGGGTGGTTTGGAGGCGTTGCCGCCTCCCAGCATTGAAAGGAGTTGCCGACTTGCGTCGGTGGTGGAGGACTTGGGATTCGAACCCGTGGTGATCAACCACACAGCATGCCGCTGCTCTGACATCCTTCTCAGTTCGTCCTCCATATTGGTACCGGCGTTCGGATTCGAACCGAAATCATCCAATAATCTGTTGGCAAGACGGGGTATAAGTCCGTTGTTTTACCGTTAAACTACGCCGGCATTTTGCGGCGCATTCCACGCCGCCGTCCGTCTTTCCGGATTGTCGGAGAATTAAAATGAAAAACAATGACCCCGATTGGGGTGGAGCGCCTGACGGGGATCGAACCCGCACTCTCAGCTTGGGAAGCTGATTTGCTGCCATTACAACACAGGCGCATATTTTGCGGGGCTTTCGCCCCGCGAGGTTATGCCGCTGACGAATCATCGATAAAGTCGTGCCACATTCTCAGAGCCTTTACCAGTCGGCGGTCAACCGACCGCTTTGTTATTCCGAGGATTTGACCAATTTCTTCAGAGCGATAGCCGACTTTTCGGTAATCGACTACAACTTTCAGATCACTTGGAAGCCGAGCGAGGAAGTCCAGCAGGTCAATGCAGAGGACGTCATCCGGCGAATTCATCGGGCGGCGATTTCTATCGGAACATTTGATCGCGTTATCCGCAGCTTTATTGTGCTTATTGATGGTTCTGGTGTATGGAACCATCTCCGCCATGATGCAGGAAATTGCATAATGGGAAAATGTACAATCCTTATTCTGGTCGTATGTCACGGCCGCTCGCCACAATCCGCATTTTGTTGCCTGTTCCACATCCTCGTTGTAGAGCAGGGTCGGGTAATATTTGCGGATAACGAAATATCTGATCTTGTCATGCTGCTCAAACAAGAGCAGCGCTTTTTGATATTGGCTTTCATCAATCATCAGCAATCCCTCCGATTCTGGTTTTCTCGCAAGGGACTTGTACTCATTCTTCCTTTTGTGCTGCTATGCAATACTCATTCTTCCTTTTGGTGCCTGTCGGTCATGTGTTTTCCCTTACACTATCTACTATACAAAAAACGCGATTTTGGGACGCGGATTTTGAAAGTTTTTTCGGTTTGTATGATTGCACAACAAAAGGACGGCTAACATTAGCCGTCCTTATCTATATTGCACATATTATTTTAGTTTTTGAAGCCTGTTAAACTCTTGAATCAGCGATAAAAAACGATTTTCATTGGTGACGATTCCGCTCCAATTTCGGCATTGCTCAAAGAACCATGCTTTTTTGCTAAGCTCTCCTATAATCTCACCGGACATTTCCTCATACTGCTCTATTTTGAGGAACAGATAAGATTTCGCCAGAAATTGCGGCACGAGAGAATGCGGCGCTTCAAACTTCTGATAGCGATCCAGTCGGTAAACAAGATTTTGAATGGCCGCTGCGGTGACTGGTCGGGAAGAATTGAGTTGAATTAACCGCCCTTTCTCCAGAGGAACAAATCGGAAAATGAAAGGCTCCACCTCTTTAATCACGCGAGATTTTGTTTTTACCTGCATTCTGTCCTCGTCCATATCGTCCGTCGTTAATTCCGCGATTTCATCAGCGGACAAACCCAAAGCGAACATAGCCAAGGCGAGAGCCTTTTTATTATTCCTACCGGAACGGAATGGGATTGAGGCGAGCACGTTGCTCATCTCTTCAAATGAATCAAAGAACTGTTCTGACCATGCTCCAGCCGGTTGTCCGACTGTCTCATCGATTGTATTCAGCGTGCTTGGAACATTGTGCTCCTGAAGAAATTCCGCATACTTTCGCACGTCATACCGCACGTTACTCGCAGTTTCTGGCCTATCCCAGACAGAGTTTTTCAGAAGCTGATTCCACTCCGTTCCAGAAAACTCTTCAACCGATTTGCCGGTTGCAAACTCTATCGGTTTAGATCGGTCAAATATTCTTTTGATTTTGATGCAGTCTTCGCGCTCTAACGACTGCATATACGCAACTCTCAATGGCTTGTAATCGTTTTTACCGTCCATACTGCAATTCCTCGCATTCATACTGATACGGCTATTATAACACAAATACGAGGAATTTAACAAGGCTATCAGTAGTCTTCGTCTTCTCCAACGCCGACCGTGAAATAATACGGAGACTGTCCTGCTACGCGAAAACTGAGAAAGAAAATGTCCGGTTCGGTTTCTTTTGCAACCGCCCAGAGCAGGTCACCTTCGATGAAGACCTGGCCTGTCATCACGGCTGCTAAGTACACACCGTTTTCCAGTGGCTCGACCGAATCGCAAATCATTTCGATTGCGGCTGTATCGTTTTTATGATGGGAAAGTTCCATCTCGAGGCTGATGAAGTTCCCTTCTTGGAGAAAATGATTCAAACTTCTCCAGTCATCAAAGAAAATTGTGGTCATGACTGCTCCTCCATTTTATCGAACAAGTGTTCGTATTTTTCGATATGTTTATAATACCATTTTTACCTTGTCTATGCAATGGTAAGTTTTTCATGCAAAAGAAAGAAGTCCCAATATAGGGACTTCTCACTTCTGCTTCTTTTTTTTACTTTCGCTTTTCTGCTGCTTCTCTGGCCAGACGTTCTGCCCGGTAAGCGGCGCGGCGCTGACGGATTTCATCGTCAAGTTTTTTACGCTCATCGCTGTTCAAGTAGGCTTCCTGCTTTCGCGCAGCCTCCTCTTCCTTGCGTTTCTTCTCCTTGTCTTCTTTTACGCGAGGATCGATGGATTCGTCAATGGGGTTATACGGTTCAATGTCGTATTCCGGATAATGCCATCCTCTGCCCGTTACGTCATCACGGTGATAGGCACGATGCACTAACCTGTAATTAAATTCAATTCCGAGCTGCTCGCACTTCCACTCGAAATATTCAATCTGCAATCCGTGGATACTGGTGTTCCAATACCCTGCGAGACGCTTCCAGTTTGTTTTGAATCCTTTATTAGCGATACGATATCTGGGCCAGTCCTCATCCGGATACTCAATGGCTTTCGCTCTGATGTCCAGATATTTTTCGAACAAAGCCATACTCTCCGGCGTGGCCTGATCGGGTCTGTTAGCCTGTTCAGCCCGCTGGCGTGCATCTGCTGTAAACAAAGCACCCAAGCCGAGAATCAATTTGAAACCGGGTAACATTGCAATTCCTCCTTATCCGCAGAATCCTTGATAAATTCCTGAGATGACTGCCGCAATCAGCAACCAGATGTATATTGAATAGGCATCACCGAACAAAAGATACGCTATCTTTTCAGAAAGGGAAGTTTTCACCTGTGCGCTGCAGAATTTGTGCCCAATCATAAAAGCAATAATATCACAGGCATTATCACATTCCTCTTTTGTGATAACGCCTGCATCACGCAGAGCTTGAAAATCTTTCATACTGCAATGCTCCCAGTTGACTTCTGGGGCATCCTCGAACAACAGTTCAAATGCTCTATGATAATCAAACTCATCGCCGAGGTCGATGCTGTTGCGACCCTCTTCCGTTAAGTAATACCAACGCTCCTCTGCCGAACCTCTCTTCGGTGCTTTCTTATTCATAAAAATTATCTCCTTATCGTAAATCTGTCATTATCGTAATTTTTAGCTCACAAGCATACACTGAAACACTATAAGTGCAATGAACACCCAAAGGTAAATCGACCACGGGCCTCCGAACAGCACAACCAGAATCTTTTCGAACAGAGGAGTTTCCGGGAAATGAAGTGCCTGCGAAAGCATTCTGGAACCAATGCTAAGCGCCAGATCGCACTCTTCCTCAGTGATCACTCCTTTGTCACGAAGCTCCTTAAAATCGTTTGCGCTGCAATCCCACCAATTTACGTCAGGTGCATCCTCGAACAGAAGCTCCAATGCCCGGCGCCAGTCGAATTCCTTATAGGAGTCGAAATCTTTAAGCCCCTCTTTCGTAAGATAATAGCGGCGCTCTTCCTCAGAACCGCGCTCTGGCACTCGCTTTTTAGCCATCGTTTTCACTTCTCCTCATTCTCTGTAATGTCTTTGATATCGTCCAGTGTGAAGCCGTAGTCGAGGTTCTCGTACAGCTTGTTTTTCTTCTCTTCGTCCAGACCGATGTAACGAAGCGTCACGCCGCTGTTTGTATGATTGAACATGGCCTGTAGGTACGCCAGAATCTCCGGCGACTGCTGATTATCCATGAACAGATGGTAGGCGAACGTTTTTCTCATGCTGTGTGTGCCGAGCTTGTACGGCAAGTTCAAATCCTTTCCGGCGTTGCGGAGGATTCGGCCGAACGAGTGGCGGCTAATGCTTTCGTTCTCTCCCTTCTGGCTGAGAAACAGCTGCGTTTCTTCCGTGTGGTTCGGGATGGATGCGACCAACTCACGGTAGCACTTCATGGCGAGGTCGTTCAGAACGACCGTGCGGTACTTGCCGGTTTTCTGTTCCTTGAGGTGATACCGGCCGTCCGCTGTAATATCGCCGACCTTGGTTTTGCAAAGGTCAACGCCACGGAGACCGACGCTGCACCCGATAAGAAACATCAGCGCATTTCGAAGCTGATGCTTGTCGTAGAAATACTGTGCAATCTTGAGGATGTCCTCTTTGTTGCGGATGGGATCGACCGTGCCGTTCGCGCCTACCGTTGTACGGCGTTTGACCGAGGCTTCTGCTTTGGCGGCTTTCTTCTGCGCCTGCTCTGCCTTCTGGCGGCGTTCCATTTCGTCAGCCAGAGCGGAGGCAAGGAGCTTGTAGTCAATCGCTGCATATCTCGTCATGTTCTGCAACGGCTCTACGTTCTCGTCCTGATAAAGTTTAATTACTTCCGCTGCCATATTGTGTAATCTCCTTTCATTTTAGCACATCTGCACAAAAATGCAACATATGATTTCAATTAGTTGTCAATTGCGCTCTGAATTCTCTCGACGCTTTCGTTCAGACTCTCCGATGCGGAATCGAGAAAATCGATGATCTCGGAAAGCGCTTCGCCCTTCTCGCTGTCCTGCAGGTTCTCCGGCATGTTATCGAACTTCTCTTCCTCACCGTCCTTGATTTCATCCAGTTCCTCGTGGATGGTTTCGATACGGCTGATCAGGTCGCTGAGCTGCTTGCGGTTCATCTTGTTCATGTGTCATTCTCCTTATGCGGTTCTATTATTCTTAGCTGCATCATACAATGCTTTCATTAAGTAATCTCGTTCCTCTGCCGTAGAGCACGTTCTTGCTGTGAAGTTATTCAGCGCCGACTGAATTTGCTCTACGCTGATGTTAGCCAAGTGTTGGCTGAGAGCGTAGCCGCTTGTCAGTGTGTTATCAACGCGAACGTGCTGGCTTGGTGTCGCTACGAGTTCATAGAGCAGACTGGTTGTCCGCTTCACTAAGGCTTCGTCAAAACTTCTGCAAAGAATTTCCTTTGCATTCTGGTTCATAACGCCGCTGACCAGAGCCGGGACTTTCGTTTCTCTCTCTACCCTTTCAGTCTGATTAGACTTAGTCTGATTATACTTAGTCTGATTAGGGTTCGATTTCCAAACTTCTGGGGTTTGAAAATCAAACTTCTTGGGTTTGATAATCGAACTGGTCTCAAAATCGAACTGGTCTGAACCGGTTTGATTTTCGAACTTGTCTGTGGATAAAGTAGTTTCAGAATCGAACTGGTCTGTGGATAAACCGGTTTGATTTCCGACCGGTTTGATTTCCGAACTGGTATCAGAACCGAACTGGTCTGTGGATGAGCTTGTGGATAAAGTGGTTCGATTTTCGAACTGGTCGAGCAATGCCGGGTCGAGCACATAGATGCGATTCGGCTTGCCGAGCCCTTGTTTTGCTCTGCGAATGAGACCCCAATCTTCGAGCGTATCCATCAGCTTGACCGCTTTTGCCTTTGCACAGCCAACGCTTTCCATCACCGAGTCAATGGAAAAATAGACATACGGTGTACCGTTTTCATCTCGCCATTTATTCGCGATAGAGAGATTGAACCGGTCTACGATTAAGGCGTACAGGAGCTTGGCGTCAGCGGAAAGTGACTTGAAACAGGGCAGCTTGACCAGTGCTGCCGGAAAGCGAATGAACGGAAAGTCGCTCACTCGATTGGTATTTTCTTTCATTTTTCTTTGTCCTCCGAGTTTTTTCCCTATACTATCTACTATACGTCTGACCCGAAAAAAGGACGCGGAAACCTGTTAATAATTTGTGAACAATTTATTTGGCAAATAACCACGGCTTTTCACTTCTAACCTGCTGATATGAGTAACTATTTACGCTCTTTAAGCCGAGCGAAACCGCCAGTCCGCAATTGACCGCTTCCATTTCATCGTAGCTGCAGCAGCCGATTCGTTCCATCAGGCGGCTCACATCGACCGTCACAACCTGCTCACAGAGAGCGATGGACGGGACATAACCGCGAACTCGAATGTGGGTTGGAAGCGGACGGTGCTTCTGCGAAGTGGTAAGATACACGATCTCTACCACGCCGGAAGCGCGATTGTTGGCGTTGTTGGATACAATGATGGCCGGTCGGGTTTTCTTCTGCTCGAAGCCTACTGCGTTGTCGTCGTTCTTGATGTAAAAAATGTCGCCGCGGCGAATGTCTCTGTCGTTCATAAATATTCTCCTTATCGATAAATGTTACTCTTGATGATCTGCATGCGGTGCTTTTCCTTGTTTGCGTCCTCGGTGATGACAATGATTTCATCGGGATGGATGCTGGCCGAACCAAGGTAAACGCCGTCTTCCTTTAGGTCTCTAATCCTCTGGTCGATAAACACGATGCGCTTTTCTTCCGTCGGGAAGAGATAAGTGGCATTGTCGCCGTCATCGTAGGCAAAAGTGGCTGCGAAGCTCGGGTTCTCTTCGTCGAGGAGCTCTTCTCGAGTCATGCCGTCGATGATATCGCGGTCACACTTCGGACACGGAGCAAAACAATGGTCGCCGATGATTTCCTCATGAATGAGCTTGTTCTCAAACCAGATTCCGCAGTTATCACAATGAGTGAGGTCATCGTTATCCCACATATTATCAAAACAAGTGTCGCAGACAATCCTTTCATGCTTCGTGTCGTCGTTGATGGTGCGCGGCTCGGGAAGCTCGCAATCGTCAAGCGTGAATGGATTGCCGCATTCGGTGCATTTGAAAATCTTTTTCATGTCGTTTCCTCCAATCGGTCGGATTTGTTGTTCTCATTCGGTCGTTTTAATGTTCGTTGAACACAACCTGCTCGCCGCGCTTCAGTGTCCAACAGCCGGTGTCAGTCATTGCACACTCGGCACAGTTGCCGTTGCACGGCTTTGCATCTGCTCTTGCGGTCGTCGTGCCATCCTTGAAGCGAACGTGCGCTTCGGGCAAAGAAAAAGGATTGACCATTTCAAGGTCAACCCAGCCGGAAAGAATAAGATGTAAATTGTCGGGAATATGCTTGCCGTCACTCAAGACAGCGTTTACAAAATCATATCGCTTGGTGAAGCACAGGATTTCGCAATGCCGATTGCGCTCGGCGATACCGATCATGCGGAGCAGATAATCCTTGCTCGGAATGTCGCCGCTGACGTGGAACCGGAAGTACCGGTTAAGCATTACGGTTGCCTCTACTTCACGCCAGAACGTCTCAGGATTGCTCTGGAGCACCTCGAGGTTATGCTGATAGGCGTTTCTTACGGTCGGTCTCAGACGCTCCAGCTTGGCTGCGTAACACTTCTCTTTGCATTTGCAGTCGCGGCAGGTCTTAATGGCCGGCAAGCTGACGGACGGGATTGCTCCCATCTTGGAATTGCCCGGGCTGATCTTAATATTGGTGTTGATAGTCATGATGTATACACTCCTTTTTACTGCTGGTTGATTACTTCATGGAATGCTGCGGATGCGGCATCGTTCCACGCCATGCCGTTGTCTTCCTTCTCGCGTTTGAGGTATGCCATACGGTTCATGGTGTCAATCGAAATATCGCGGATATGGTCGTAGAGCAGATCGTCTTCGACCTCGATAGTATTTTTGATATCTTCAATATCGTTTTCGTGCTGGATGGTTTCGAAAACCTTAGATGTTACATGGTTTTTCAATGTTACGGGCGAAATATTCCATTGGAATTTATGACCGTCACTCGAAATGGAATCATCATCCCAAGACACTTCATCATCGAACTCGTCGTTCGAGCCGAAGAATGTCTCATGGTCGTCTCTGTTAAAACCGGAGATGATATCGTCAATCTCCTGATTGACAAATTCCTTTGCTTCGTCGTAAGTAAGAAAAATGCCATCGGTACCAAAATATTGTTCTCCGCAGTCGTAATAACTGCGGAGATGAGATACTGCGAATACAATCATAATGAATCCTCCTTATCTTGCGATTGCGGTGTTGTGCAGGCGCTGGTCGGGCTTGAAAGAACGTCCGTGTTCTACACCCTGATCGCGGTACTTATTCGCCCAGGCACCGGCGGTTCTTGCATGAGACGTGCTCGTTTTCATGCTGAGATTACCGTAGGCATCCTGCACGTCCTTCGGCGTCATCATGACCAGTCCCCATTCCTGATGCTCGGCGTCCTGCTTCTGATATTCCTGATCCAGACCGGCAACAAAGCCGTCGCCGTAAGCGTTGCAGGCAAGGCGAATATCGGTTGTGCTGTAGCCCTGCCACTTTCTCGTGTGATGAATGGTGCGCTGTTCCCTCTTGACACAGTCGATTGCGTAGCGGAGGATGCGCTCGGCGATTTCAATATCGCTTTCAAGACCCATCAAAATAATCGTGAGTGCCTTGCTGCGCGGCGGCTTGCGGCAGTAATTCTTGCAGCAATAATGCTTGGCAATCACGTCGGACAGTTTGTAAATCCAGAAGTCGGTCATCGTCGTGCACTTGATATCGGCAAGAACCTTGGTTACAACCTTTTCTTTTTTGCCGGTACACTCTTCTGGACGGAGCTTGTGCTGTACCATGAGGGCGCGAGCCTTGAGCAGAGCGGCTTTCGCTTCGTTTTCGTTCGGAGATTCAGCGAGTGCGAGGAGCTTTGCGATTCTTTCCTTGATGTTGTTATTCATGATGTATACCTCCTGTTTGGATATAAAAAGCAGGAGCTGCTGGCTCCTGCTTGTGTCATTATTTTATACGGATTCATTTTTAATAGGTCGTTCTTCCGATACATAAACCGGAATCACTTGCAGCGTATTTCTTCCAGAGCTTTTTGAAAAGTCTTACGACACCGTCAAACTCGTCCTTTTCCTTAGCAATATCTGCAAGGTCATATGCGCTTGCTTCATCTGGAACTGACCAAATCCACGTCATGTATGCAGTTTCATCGTTCATGCACATTACGAGATGGTGCATTGCAGTCAGCGTGTCGTAGCGTTCCTTTTCTGCCGGCGTGAGATTGAGCTCTTCCTGAGCTTTCTGTAACGCAATGTAATTCATAATTACCTCCTAAATCATCGTTTCATTAAAACAACTCTTGCATCTTTTTCAATTCCACATTCTTTGAATTTGATTCTTCCATAAAAATCTCTCATGTCTTTTCCATCCATATATCCAAGTTCGCAATGACCTTCCTCTCCACATTCGTTCATGCATCTATACGGAGTTGTTGAAAAACATGGACATTCTTTACAATTTTCTGGATATCTTTCCATTTCATAAGATACATTCTTTTTATATTTAATCTTCATAATTATTCCTTCTTTCCATTTTTCATTGAAACTCTTGTTTGTGTTTATAAGTCTTGCAAAAGTTCCCACAGCTCGTACTTTGTGCATTCAAGATCAATACGGTCGCCCTCATACATAAAGAGGAGGTCATCGTAGGAATTGATTTCCTTTACGAGCTTGCGGATTTCCTCAATCTTTTCTTCGATTTTCATAGTCTTCTCTCCTTTCAAATACCTGCTTACGTTTCAATGGTGATCGTGAACGCCTTTTCGCCGGCGAGATCAACGTCGTCCATCGTTACATCAGCGCCTAACTTCGTCAGCACGTCGCGGAGCTGCTTCTTTTGCAGCTCCTTCTGCTCATCAGTTCCGCTGAATCCCCAGACTGTTTTGAAATACATTACTATGTACCCTCCTCAAGGCCAAATGCTTCGGTCAAATGCTGGCGTGTATTGGAAAGCGATGTCATACATCGGCTTGCCGGTAATCTGATCTCTGAATACGCTGACGAACAGGCTTCGTGTAAGTCCCTCTTCCTTGAACCATTCGTCAATCACTCGCTTGGTCAGAGGAGTAAGGAACACATAAAGATCTGATTCGTGGTGGTACATTTCATCTCGCGGATAACCGGCTGCTTCGAGTTTTTCCATCAGTGTCATAAATATCTCACCTCTTAACTATTTAGTCTGCAAATCTAAGAAGATATGCAACGCCCTTGCTGTGATGCTCATCGAACCAATGCCAGATATCTTCCTTGTCGGTTCCTTTGGGCCAGATGTAGTAAGGTTCGTCAAGTTCTTCTGTCTCTGGGTCGATGGGGACATCAGCAAGATTGTCCCAGAGTTCTTCCACAACTACATCCCTAAAAGCTCTGTCACTGGGGAGCTTCGAAAACCTCAATTCGGTTACCTCTCCATCGTTTTCAGATAATACAATGTCAACGTGGAGGCTCGGGACATAGAATTTCCACGATTTTGGCGCTGGATCTACATACCACTCACACTCGCATTCGAAACCTCCGTAGTATTTTTCGAAATATTCATCTAACGTCATGTATCTTCACCTCAAATACTCGTTTTAGATGATGTCAACATACCAATAACCGGTATATTCATCTTCTTCTCCGTTACGCTTATCTTCTTCCGGGTCATAGTAGCCGGTAGAGAGCATCACATCTTCACCTTGTTTTCTGTACAGTTCTTCAATCCGGCCTGCCATAAGGTCAGCAAACATTTCGGTTGCACAAAGGATTTCCCCTTCGATGTCTGACCAATAAGCCGCATTCCGGTTGCCGCCCACTCCCCTACGAATGATTTCAAACCATTCCGGCATCGGGTCGTTTCCCATATCACGGAAGCAGCGTCCATTACCCCAGTCGCAAAACGCTCTCGGATTATCTTCGCTGTGGATGCATTCATCACACAAGAGAATTCGTTCACCGCAATGCTTGCAGGTTGTGCGCCAGCCGGCTTCCGGCGACCAGTCGGGCACCGTGTTTTCTCCCATGCAGTGAGGGCAAACCTCAACTGCTTCGTGGCGGTAGTCAGTCATTTTCGTTCACCTCTTCAAATCCTTTCGGAATTTCAATCTCTCTGCGCATCCAGAGTTCTACTTCGCAATTGTTTGTGATGTCTTCTACATCAGTGTCATCTTCACCAATGCGGAGGAATTTGTAGCCGTAGCCATCTTCATCTTCATGTTCGCCAAGTTTGCTCATGATCTCTTCAATCTTCGCGACATCTTCAAACTCGATATACCACTTTACCCATTCCCAGATAAGAAGGTGGTAATCGCCTCGCTTGAGAATCTTGTGTGGACCAATCAGGTCGAATTCCTTCTTGAACATCTCATATGCCTTTGGCTGGCACATGATGCCTACATCGCTTGTGTATCCCATTATTTTTCACTCCTTACCAACTGCTCACATAATAGAGCATTTCGTTGTCAAAATCCGTGGTTGCGAGAACATTCTCGAGGACTTCGACAGTGTGTCGGAGGTCATCGAAGTAACACTCGTCATACTCGTAACTTCCGAAGAAAAATCCTTCCTGAACCGGCAGCCATCTTTTCGCTTCCGAAACAGGATTTGATGAATTGAGCACTCGTTTGCAGGTGTTCAACAGCTCTTCGATGACGCCTTTCGTGCATTCCTCGTGGTAATCGCAGTCATCCTCGCCGTCCTGAACGTTGTTGACGAACCATCTGTGAATCTGGTTCGCTTTTCTCCAGTAGGCAACATTCTGGATAATGTCACTATGCGGATATACATGGTTTGTATCCCAACTTGCAAACCGCTCGACATAGTACGGACGAAGCACTTCCATGACTTTTTCCGAAGGAAGATCATCTTGGCTTGCGCCGCACCATTCTTCAAAAGAAGAAGTCCTATATTCGTTCGGCCGTTTACAGTAGCCGAACCATTCTTCAGTAGCCCATACCTGTTGAATTGTTACACTGTCCAGTCGAGGAGCTTTCATTAAGTACATATCCAGTCCCATGTTTATTCCCCTTTCTTTGCTTTTCTGACGAGCTTGTCCGTCAGGTAATTGTTTATATTGTTTTCGTAGTCGGGTGCGCCCCATTTATCTACGAATGGCAGGTTGCTTACGTCATGACCGTTCATTGTTGTATTTGCCGGAGCAAAGCCGATAACGGTATGCTTTTCAACCTTTTCGGTGAAGTCCTGAATGAAAACTTCATCGTAGAGGTACAGTGTTTTCGGGTCTACCAGATCAGACGTGATGAATTCCGTGCCGAGCTGCTCCTGTTTCGGCTGGCACTCATCAATTGCGCAGAGCGTTTCGATGAGGTCGTAGCCCTCGTGGGACTCATTTTCGAGAGCGATCACATTGGGATTCCAATGCTTCACGATCTCCCAGTTTTCAATTTCGTAAACGCCGTTGTCGAGGTAAAATTCCTGAACAAGCTCAGGCGTCATAACGGTCGTGCCGCTCATGTTTTCAATACCGACCGACAAACCGCCGCCAAAGAAATTGCCGATTACCTGTGCGAGTCGTGCCGTGCCGTATGCAGGATCACTCTCAGGGCTGCGGAAACCCTTCAACTTGCAATACTGAGTAAAGGCGAGTACCGAATCGTACCCGCCGTTCCAGTGAACATATACGCCGATATTAGTACCGACACCCTTAATGATTGCTCGATTTCCCATGATATACTCTCCTTTTCTTAGTCGCTCTGCGGTTTTTTCTGTACGATATAGCCGCGCCTGTCCAATTCTTCGATCATCTGCTCGTCTGTATAAGACTCGAAGTTGTAGTCGATCATGGCGGATTCTTCAACCCATTCCTGCTCATCTGGGTCAAAACGGAATCGCCAAGCACAACCATCTTCGCCGGTATAATTTGCTTCACCCTCTGCAACATACGGTGCTAAGGTGTCAAGAAACTCAATGGTTGCGTCTTCATGGTACTTATCGCTTTCGTAGAAATCTACACTGTCTTTGTCGATGCTCCAATCAAACCGGACATCGAGCGCATCCAGCTTGTCCTTTAATTCTGCAATATCCGCATCTCTTTTAAGAGTTGCGAAACCGCTGCCATTTGCACAATATCCCATGATTTGTACTCCTTTCTTAGTAGTTCATAACGATTTCGCCGTTTTCGTTAAGAATCAATCCTTCATCATCAGCATCAATAGAATCCCACAGTGGTTCTGCCATGCTTACGCATTCACTCAAGTTGGATTCAGCGAGGATATCACGAGCCTTCGCGAATGCGTCCTCGCGGTCGGTCGCCTCTACTTCGATGTAGCCAACAGAATCAAACCCGAACGGTACCTTTACTTTCATTGTGTTTTCTCCTTTCAAATTCACATTTTAATCAGTTCGCGGTACTCGACCGCCCAAGCGTTGTTCACGAAGAACTCGCGGATTTCGTATTTGCTGCGATTGTTTGCGACCCAGTCGAGCATTTTCTGGTGCTGCTGGTCACTTTCTTCTGGACTGCTGAACAGCCATGTTTTTACTTTCCAGTAGCGGGTCATTATGTATCACCTCAATCCGTAGTTACGAAATAGTAGGTCAGTTCGTCACCCTTGAGGTTTTCCATTGCGTACTGGAAAGCACGCTCCCAGAGGGTGTTATACAGTCTGGCGAGCGGTTCATTGTGTTCGTGGTGCTGCCAGATCTTCCAGTTGAGCACCATGACCAGCTCGGTCAGGTACTTATAATCGGTTTTCCATTCCTGAAAAGCGCGGTTGTATGTATCACAAACCGCGTCGATACCGAAATTATCTGCGATGCTGAAATCATCCCAGAAGGTCGTGATCGGTTTGTATCCGCACATCTCTTCGATGTTCCAGCGAGGGAGTTTCGAAGTGTTGTCCATTTGTTATGCCTCCTCAATGTAGGTTTGCTTGCTCTTAATCCTTAACGATATTTATTGGATTGAACGGTTCGAGATCTTTACAGTAAAGAGCTAATCTGTTTATACTAAACAGTTTCTTACCGATACTCAAAACTTCATCCACATTGTCGGAATGATACTCATTTCCGCACAAGTTATCATGCTCGTCATACGCTCTCAAAGTGTATTTCGCTTCGACAGGTGATTCTTTTTCAATCCTGTAATATACTTCATTGATAGCTTTATCCCAACCATCTTCGAACGTGTCAGGCTTTGCTCCGCATCCGCCGAGTTCGCGAAGAATTTCAAGGACGCGGTCACGCTTGATGTAAGCACTCATCCTTCATCACCTCCCCAACAGTAATCAGAGATAATGATGTCCGGAACAATTTCCTGCTCGTCCCAGATTTCCAGATAATCGTAAGGCTCCCGGGCATCACTCAGGAGCAAATCCTTTTCAACCAGACGGATAAGCTCCTTTGCCGCGCGTTCGATTTCATCGAAACTGTCCGAATGATACAGTTCGCCGTACATATCGTTGTCAATGTCGTATGCCATGAGGGCGAAACGCATATTTTTTTGTCCGACATTTCGTGGACACCTTCCTTTCTAATTTCTGTTTTCATATTAGCATTCCTCCTTACTCTTCGGGTCTGGATAACTCAATGCACAAATTTTCAAGCATTCCGTCGATTTCAATCGCGTCATCCAAAAGAGCACGAAGACTCTGCGGAACTCCTCTAACGTTATTTCGCGCATTGTACCACATTGCTGCGTGTTCTTCCGGATCGAAATCCTCGTAGTAATCACGCAGATCTTCAAGGAATTTGTCTGCTTTTACGCTGAACCCAAAATCTTCACCCAACGAAGAACACTTTCTGAATTCGATATCGTCTTCGGTTTCATAGACTTCCCAACCGAGGTCTTCGCAGATTTTGCGCTGCTTGTCTGTCATGATTCACGCCTCCTTAATAAGCAACTCTTGTGGTGAATTTCGGATTATGGAGCATTTTCGCGGCCACTTTCGTAGCCCAGTCTTCAATCCGCAGATATTTATGGCCGTTTGTTGTAATCACATCTGCGGTGCCTGTGAAGTATCGGAGGCCGTCGCTGCCGGTTTCGAAGATGATGATTGCGTCATCTTCAGCTACGAGCTCCTGCAATCCTTCGATAAACGCTGCATACTCGGAGAAGATACCATCCTCGTTTGTCGGGAAAACACCTCGAATTTGGCCGCAGCAGCCGAATCCATATCGAGTTACGCCGTCTTTATCAAGACTTTCGAACACTTTAATCTCGGCTTTGGTGCTGTACACAGTGGACATAAACGCCTTGAATTTATCCGCATCTTTTACGCGAAAGTAATTTGTGCGGATTGCGCAAGTGTAATTTGCCATAGTTGATTCTCCTTTCAAATCTTCCAACCGTACACTTCGGCGATTTTATCACCGAGGCGCTGCGTAGTACGGGTGATATCTGCTCTGGTGACGGTTCCGCGAAGAACCTTTTCCAGAAAGTTTTCCTTTCGAGTGTCGCTTACGTCCGGCTTGAACACTCGATACAGGTAATGGTTGGTTCCGTCATGGTGAATGGCTTCGCAGCACAGATCGCCGCGATCATCGAGATACCACGTTGCGTAGTCGGTATCTGTATACAGGCAATCTTTAATCGAATGTCCGTGGATTTCTTTGTAACCGGACTTACGACCGTCCCAGAGGCCAAGGTCACCGAGCACGATGATTTCCTCGGAAACAGGAATGTCAAGGTTCATGCGCTCGTCGTCAAGATGCTCGTTATTCAATTCGTACATCAGGTCGATGCGCTTATCTTCATCCAGATCGGGATACTCATCGTCAAAGAAATCCTTCCAATCTTCATAATCGAGATTGTAATTGCTCCAGATTACTTTCTTTTCCATATGTATTCGCTCCTTTTAAGCGTTCGTCCGAACGTTTGTTCGGCAATTTTGGTAAAAAAGAAGAGCTTGCAGGTTATTGCAAGCTCTTACATGTATTCGATATTTACTTGTCTTTGTGCGGAAAATCGGAGAAATCGGTTAGGTTTCCGAATAAACCTGCCCAAAATCCCATCTCGGAAGGGTCTCCGATATTTTCTTTGTAGTATTCGTAGGCTTCATCCGTAATAGGATAGTCGATCATCTTTTCGGTTTCAGGATCATAGAACTTGGCCGTTTTCATTTGTTCTCACCTTTCAATTTGCTTGCGTAAGCGGCTGCGGTTTTCATCATTTCGTCGCGCTCTTCATCGCCCCACGCTCCTGCTTTGAGATGATAGAGCATGTCTCGAGCATTGGATGGCTCTCGATGGTCAATCCACCACTTCGCCGAAGTTTTCCCTTGCAGATAATGCTCGATGAAGAAACCCTTTGAGCGATCATCCAGAAAAGAGAAATCAGTAAACTTGCCGCGGATGTCGAAAGCCCATGCAATTTGTTTCTCGGTTCCTTCCAGAGCAGGAAGGCCATCGGAGCTTTCTAATGCACGCTTATGGTCTTCTTGCTTCCGAATCTTCTGCTCACAATCACGGCAGACTGTGATGTTTTTCGTCGCCCATCCTTCAAAACTGGCGGCTTCTTCACTGTTGCGGCGCTTGACTTTTATCTCAAAATCATTCCCGCAGACCGCACAGTGACATTGTGCTTTTGCCATCAACAACACTTATCACCTCTCTTTGCTTGCCATTATAACATTGTCAAGGTACGATAACAAGGACTTTCGCCCTTGTTAAATGACGGTTTTATAAGATGTGCTCCTTTCGATTGTGTGCGAGATACTTCGCTTCCAGGACGGGGCCAACTCTGACCGGGAACAGAATAGCGTCAATCGTTTTTCCTTTGTTAATGAAGTAAAACGGCTTCACCGGAGAATAACCAAGATACTTTCCGCCCTCGAATACATCCAGAAACCAGTTCAAATAACAGTTATTCAGTGCGAAAATCATTTCGCCACAGTCCATAATGTAAGGCTTGCATTTGTCTTTTACCGCGAGATTTTTGCGAACTTCAACCAACTCTTTCTTAGTAGGAAGCTCTATTGGTTTGCCGTGAATGATACTGTCTTCGAAGATTTCTTCGACTCTTTTATACAGACTTTCATCAGAAGTCTGTACTTCATCCGGAACCATCGGAGACTTAGGTTCATCGAGTGTGCGAACAGCCATCACGCCATTAGTTGCGTAATAGAAGTTATTGAAACGATAAACACCGTCAATTTTATCAACATCACCATTGTTCATGGACAAAACACGTTCGAACAACTTCTGTTCTTTTTTCGTCATATGTAACACCTCAAATGTAGATTTTGTGGTTACCAGCGTCGAGAATCTTCAGTACAGCGCTGAATCATTTGCTCCATAAGCACGGTTGTGCTTTCACCGTCGATTTTCCACTGGCGGAGCGTATTGCACATATCCTGTGCAAGATGTGCTCTCTCTCGGGTGTAATCGCCCTCTGCAGTGGCAAGTGCTTCGTCCCACTCGCCGTTCGGATCGTTGCGAGCTGCCCAACGGATTACGTCAGCCAACGTGATGTTGTCTGGCTTAGGAACGATTCGCATATTGTCGCGCCAGTTCTCATCGTTCACGTTGATGAGAAATTTGCCGCGATTTTCTCCTCGCTGGCGAGTGTAATGCAGGACGTTTTTGTCTGCCTCATCTACATAGAGGATACAGAGCGGAAATTCATCCCACTTCTTTTCTTCCGTGTACAGCGTATCGCGGATTACATCACGCTTCGTAATCAGCTCCTCGTCATACTCGAACTCATCGCCGTAATTGAAATAGCCGAGTTCGGAGAAAACGCGATAGCCGCCCAGATCGGGAGCGACAACGATTGCATCAAAGTCACCGTTAAGACCGTTTGCAAATGCAAGAATGCTTTCTTCGGTGTACGGAATAATCCGATTACCGAGGTACTTAACGCGATTCTTGTTGCAATCGTCCGGATCTCCGGTGATGTAAAAGCAATCAGTGATAAACCCGTCATAGACACCGTTTGTTTTGGTGTTACAGCAAGACATCTCAAGATACACTGCGCGACCGTCTACCAGATGAAATGCAGTGCGAATGCGGCAGTTGCCGATTGTTTCTTTGCTTCGCTCGGCACCAGACCAGCCGGCACCCTCGAATACTAATGTTTTCATACTGCTGCCTCCTCCTTTTCGATGATGAATCCTTCCTGCGGCTCAAAGATGAACCGCTCGGTGTCTTCGATGGTTGCTTTGGGGCCGCCAAAGCACCACGACATTCCGATTCCGTAATCGGGAGCGCCGGTTTCCTTCGCGGCTGCAATGAATTCATTCTGGACTGCTTTGGATACCAGAATGCGAGTGCAATCGTATCTCAGTGCGGACACGTCTTTGTACCCCATTACCTTTGCGAAGTTGTCGAACAGTGCGTTCATGGAGAACGTATGGCACTGTTCCTGCGTGAGTTCATATTTCATTATGTATTGCCTCGCTTTCTTAATTTATGTTGGCTGCGGGCTTTATGGATGAACCCGCGGGAACCTTACACTAATTACTATACAAATCGCCCTGATTTGGGACGTTGTAATTTCTTCCAGCTAAGCAATGGTGGAATCGCTGTCGGTGAATTCCGCTCTCATTTGTTCCGAAATATCGTAGATTACCCAGTCGAGCATCTTCTTTGTGACTGGAATAAGATCGAGATTGCGCCAGCCAAAAATTATGCGAACCTCTGCTTCTTTGACAAAGGTCGAATTTGCGGCGCAAACATTCTTCTGAACAGCGAAGCTGTATTTGTTTTGTATGCGGCTGATTGCGCTGCGATGGTAGCCGCACATTTTTAGGATATCTTTTGTGCGGTAATACGTTTCGCCGTCAACGAACGTTGCGGTAACAACGCCGTAGTCAGGGTGTGAGAACGTTTTCATCGGTGGATAGTATTTCTTTTCAACCGAAGTTCCGGTCAATTTCGGAATGATTTCGCCGTCAAGCCATTCTTCAATTCGAAAAGCAATTCGACTTTGCGACGACTCATCATCTGATGGACATCATCGGCTGAAATGTATGTCACGGAATCAACTTTTCCGTTTGATTTCGGTGCTCGGATTACTCGTTTATCTGAACAGATTTCCGCTATGCTTGCGGGGTTGCGATAGCCTATTGCTTTTACAATCGACAGCGCCTTGAAGTACGGTTTGCCGTCAATTACGGTTGCTTCGATTTTGCCGAACTCTGGGTGATAGAACGTTTTGATTTCGTTCTTGATCAGAAGCGGATTGTTTTTCGTTCCGGTTTGCTTCTGTATTGGCTGCAAAGCCGGCGCGGAATACTGTGGAGTTGCAGGCTGTTTAATTTCCTGCTCCGGTTGCTGATCGAGTTCGTTCTGGGCAAGCTCAATTGCGTGCCCGAGAACGTCAAGGATTCTTTTCGTGCTAACATCTGCCATATGTATTCTCCTTTCAGGCTGCGCGGCTGTGTTTGCCGCGATAATTTGTTTCCGCTTTATAACGCTTCCAGAGCGTTTTGGTCGTATTCCATGCGTCCCCTACGGCGAACGTTCCGAATACAACCGTGCAGAGGAAATTATTTTCACCGGTTGCAATCGTTGCGATAGTTGCAACGATAGCGATTACGGTAAAAAACAAGCTGCTAAAGTAGTGTTTCATGATTATTTCCTTTCCGTTACTCTGATTTTTGGGTATAAAAAATGCACCCTTTTCGGGTGCGGTGAGCATTTGATTTATTCCGGAACATTCATGATCGGAATCCATGTGATGGCCTCATTCATGATAGAATAGGCTACGCTTGCGACAGGATCTTCGGTTTCCCTGTCGCTGAAATCGGTTGCGTTTGCAATCCATCTTGCGAGCGTTTCGATTTCGTTTGCTCCGAAGGTGGTTTCGTTCACCCAGTCGAGCATTTTGCTGTACTGATCATTGTCCATACAGGTGCAGTAATCATGAGCAATGCACATATTACGGACACCATAGCTGTCCAGAAAGGTTTCGATTTTCATTTCGTTTTGCCTCCGTTTTGCTCCGGTTTCAGAGTGTTTCCAATTCGTTTTCGATTGCGTTCGCTTCGGTTTCGGAAACATACGCTTCGAAATACACGCCGGCAAAATCCGGCTCGCGGATGCCACTTACGTTGTAGCGGACATCCATTTCTTTTACTCGCGGACGGAGTTTGTTCCATTCCGCTGCAGTCAGGAATACGCCGCACCAGCTGCGGGGATTGGTTGCGATTGTTTTCATTTTGAATCCTCTCCTTCCATCATGTAGCCTAAACCGTTTGCTTCGGCATAGGCGCGGTACTGCTCTGCAAGACGGTCGAATTCGTCTGCGGCGCGGTTTGCTTTGGATTCATTCTCAGGGTGAACCCATCCCTGCCAGCGGCTCTCGGCGGCCATTGCTTCCAGAGCGCGAGAGTGACCGACCGCGAGAATTGCTGCGGCGGTCAGCTCGTGCAGACCATAACGAAGAACGAGATCGCTTGCGGAGGCTTCGTGCAGAAGCTCCCGGCGGATTGTTCCAATGGATTTCATTTTGATTTGCTCCCTTCTCTAAGTCGGTTTGTTTTCGTTTTTGATTGTGGCTGCGGGACTTTTCGGATGAATCCCGCGAGAACCCTGCCGATCAGATTCTTGCGATTGCTCGGCAACCGATGATCCTACCGGAATCGTCGCGGACTGCATCGTCCGTGATAAACACGTCGCTGCGGTCACGGCAGGCTTGCGCAGTGAGTGCGCTTACCAGATAGATTGTTTCGTCCTGAGGATCAGGCAGACCGGTAACAGCGCCATACGAGCACTGATTCACCGGAATTCCGTTTACTTCGGAAACCCGGTCGCGGGTCTGGGAAGCGCGGGCGATTGTTCCGCTCGGCTCCACCGTTGCGAGGACGGAATTGTCCTCGCGCAGGAAGTTGATTGCGTGCGGTGTCAGGTTGATAATGGTCATGGTAGTTTCTCCTCTCGTTTGCGTTTGCTTTGCATTTGTTTTCCGTCGGCTTTCGCCGTGGCTGCGGGGCTTTGGGATGAACCCCGCGAGAACCGTTTATGCTCGTTTTCCTTTATTTTGGTGTGGTTTCCGGTCGGTTTTGTTTTCGTTTCCGGTCGGTTTGCCTGCGTTTCATGCGTTCCAGACGGTTACGATCTGGACAATCTCATCATCCAGAATCGTTTCCGTGCCCTTTGTGTCGAAGGTCACGGCGAGTTTTACGCTGCGCGGTGCAACGTAATCCTCGATATCCCAGAGGTTGCCGTCACTGGTTTCAATCGTGGTGATTGCGTAGTCTCTGGTTTCTGTCGGGTAGTCGATTGCGTACACACTGCCAGCAACGGTGCGGGTTTCCGATTTGTTTTCGATTGCGTTTGTTGCGGGAGCCGTTGCAGAAGTGGTCATAAGGGTTGCGAGAATGAGCGATAATGCGGTTTTCATCATGTTGAAACTTCCTTTCTATTGCGGTTTTGAGCATGAAAAAAGCACCCGGATTGGGTGCTTGTGCGAATGGATTTATTTTTATTTTGTTTTCTTGCTGAGATCGAGACCGTATTGAGCCTCTAACGCTTCGGTTATGAGCGCGTTTACAGTCTTATTGCGTTTAGTTGCTTCTTCCTGCAGAATCGCTTTACCGCCCTTATGTACGCGATAATAGATTCTTTCGTAATTCAGAGCTTTGTATTCTTCGTTTGTCACAGTATCACCGCCTAAAAATATGGTATAGGCGTATTATAACACGCATTCACGGTTTTTTCAAATTGTGCAGACGGTGATTTATTCTAAAAAAGGGTGCACTTTCCCTGCGGTCTTTTTGCTTGTGTTTTCAGGCGTGCCGGTTTATTGCGACACGCCTGTTTTTGCTATGTATTGCATACTGTTTTCGTATACTTTTGGATTATGAAAAAGATCTGGCGGTTGTGTTTACTTAGTGGTCTTAGCGGTGGTCTTGCGTGCCTTTGCTACGATTGCACGGTTCTTGCGTGCGGTCTTGGCGTCCGGCTTGGCAGTGATAACGGAATTCCTGCGTGCGCAGGCTACGGACTTCTCGGTTGCTACGGATTCTTTCTTGCCTTCTTCTACCTTGCCAGAAAGCGCGTTCGGCGTTCCGGTTTCCTTCTTGGCGATTGCGTCCTCGGCCTTCTTCTCTGCATTGGTCTGCTTGGGCGCGGATACCTTCTTTTCCTTTACGCCGGTGTCTACTGCGAAGGACTTTTCTTCAATGCGCATTGCGATAACGTTCTGGATCAGGCCGAGGATAGACTTATCTCGATCAATCTTCATGACGCCGTTCACGTTGCGCTTGGCATTGCCCGCAGAGGTCTTGATGAAGTGCACGCTTGCCTTAGTCGGGTGTACCTTGGTATCCTTGCCAAGAATCATCATGAAGATTGCGTCAAGCTGAGAATACAATGCCTTGTCATCATGCGCGGTGAAGTCGATGATACGCGCTTCGCCCTTCTTGTTCGTGCCGTAACGCAGACGCGACACCTTTGCAGGGCGGTTTTCATCGGACAGCATATCGCCGTGATACAGGGCGATATTATCAGCGAACCTCTGAACATATTCAAAGTATTCAGCGTCATGTGCGAGGGTCTTTTCCGGCATTTTTTCCTTCTTCATGAAGGCGTCAATAGCGGTTAACGGAATACGAACGTTTACTTCTACGGTGCGCAGGCCGTTATCGTCATCCTTTACGCGCTGTGCCGTGATAAACTGCTTGCGCAGGAATTTCTCAGCCGTGCCCTTTGCAGACTCAGCGATAAAGTCGGCGCGAGTCTTGGTGTTTGCTTCTTTTACCTTGTCAGTGTAGACAGCCTTCACCTTCTCTTTCTGTGCAGGCTTGGTGTCTGCGCTGTTGTACAGGGTTTCGAGGGTGGACAGAGACATGGCGTTCAGAGTCTTTGCGCTGAAGGTTGCCTTTGCAGTAGTGTTGTTCTTAGTCATAATAAATACCTCTTTCTGTTGTGTATATGGTTTCTGTGTCGGGACTTGTGTCCTTTAGAAAGCGCACAAGTCATAGCTTGTGCGCTTGTAAAAGATACAAAAATATCGTACTGTTGCGCTTTTAGGTTTTTGCGTCCGCCGATTCCTAAAGGGGTTTACACCCCGCTTTCGTAGTGCCCCCGCCCCAAGTGCCACTTTGGGCGCGGTTCGTGCATAGGCTTTCATCCATACACGGGAAAAGCGTGTTTCCGCAAGTGCTACAGGGGCACGCGCTTTACGCGCGTTTCTGTGTACCTTGTGGTATAGCACGGACTACCAGAGACGCTACTTTTTCCGCGACACTACCTAACCATTTTTTCCGCTTTTCCGCGCTTGACAGGTTTTCTTTACGGCTTTGCCAGATGATAGCTACACCGTACATTCACCCTACAGGGATTGCACCGCTTGCCTTTGCAAATGAGCATTGCACAAGCTATGCTTTCCCGCGCGACTTTTCGTATAAAAAGAGGGTTAAGGTTTTCGCATTGCTACTTTCCCCGCGCGGTGCATTCCGCGCCTGAAAAAGTAGCTTTCGCGCCTGTTAAGTTTTCAAGGTGCTTTGGGCGGTGTTTCCGATCTGCGTTCCGCTTGGCACTGTGTGCCCGTACTGTGTACGCTGTGGTTCACAAGTCTTTCGCACTGTCCGCGCTATACGGTTCTCACCGTACCCGCGCCCGTCATAATGCACGCTATACACGTTCCGATACCGCGCCGACTTTCGGCGTGCACGTTCGGGGTGCTATACCCGGCGCCTGTCCGCGGAATGCTGTCCGCGGGGGCTATGACTTCTCACAAGGTGGACACCTAACGGAGTTTAACCGCCCCTTTCACCGTGAACGGTGTAGCACAGTTAAACGTTCGACTTCTCGAACCGGATACCGTACACCGCACAGCGGGTGTCTTTGGGGCGTCCCCCTTGGAGTGTCTCTATAGTACACCTTGGGGCGTCCCATGTCAACCCCTTTTTTCAAAAAATTTTTGGGGGCAATTTTTTCTCTTTTTTTTTGATAAAGTAACGGAAACAATATATACGCGCGAAAAAATTTTTTCAGAAAAAACGCGGAAAAAATATTTTTTTGGGGCGTGCTGCGCGCCGATTTTTTGAGAATTCCGCCCCCTGTCGCGCCCTGACAGCACCGCGCCCTGACAGCACCGCGCCAGGATTGACAGAGGGACAGCGGACAGAGTACACCAGAAGCGACGTAGTATTTAAAACTATATGGTACAGAGTTATCCACAGGGAAAAGTGGTTATCCACAGAGTTTTCCACAGGGGCGAAAAAGCACAGAAAAGCACAGAATGCACAAAAATGCACAGAACGAGCCCGATCCGAAAATCGACTTTTCGAGTATACTATAAAACAGCGTTCCGGTACTTTTCGCCGGTGTAAATGCCTCTTTTTTATCAAAGGGGGCGTATTTTACACTTTTCCCGTTCTTTTTCCATTTTCAGGCAGGGTAGTTGCCTCATCTCACTCTACCCCATATTTTCCCCCTCTTTCTCCGAACTTTCGCTCTCCTCCCCCTCCCTTTTCCCCTCTTCAAACCCCGTTTCCTCAATTTTGTGCGATGTTCCCGAGTTTTCGCCACTCCCCCTTTCCCGAACACTCGAAAAAGGTGCATTCCTATAATCTGCTGTAACCGTCAGCTCGAGTATAGCCAGCCACAAGCTCTACGGAAGCTCTACTGCAGCTCCATCATACATCTGTCACGCAGGTCTACAGCTGCCATGCAATCCTGTATCTAACTTATCATCTCCTTATCTCCCGCCAGAAGGGAATTCTATTCAATAGCACTCCATTGCATAGCACTCCATTGCATAGCACTCCATTGCATAGCACTCCACAGCACTACAGGCTCTTGCTCCACTATGCCTATTCTCCGCTACACAAATAGCCGCCGCATCTCTTAAAACTAACGCGGCATTCCCTCCTCATTTCCACATATTGCCTACAATGCCTCGTATTCGCCTCAGAATGCTCTGTACTGGCTTTTCGTATTCTCGTGGTATAATTTCCCATTCGTATGTCAAAAACGATTACAGCTCAATTCTGCCGCCAGAACAGAAATGGCTCTTCAACGGCAGCTGCACCTCTCCGTCTCTTTCTATTACGTCTGCGTATCCACTCATTAAAAACAGCCGACCAAAGTTTAATGGTCGGCTTTATCTATTTCTGTATTACTAAGGTCTAAGCCAGCCAGAAGAGCATACTTTAACTGGCTATTCTCCCATTCAGCAACATGCACAAAAGAATCCATAATCTTTGTATATCTTTTTCTTCGACTCCGCGTCCCAAAAACGCCTTTTTTGTATAGTAGTTAATAGAAGCAAAAAAATCCAATCACCCCGCAAAGGAGGCATCCAGATGGCAAAGCGACCTGCTATTCGCACGACATAGAAGCACCCAAAGTTCCGCAGCTACGATGGCCGCAGCGGATTCGATTTCATTCCTATCCCCGTAGTTCCTGACATCAAGTCAATCTCTCCGGCTGGAAAAATCCTGTATTCTCTCATGCTCTATAGAATGCAGTTATCAAAAAGCCGGCCAGAATGGATTGATGAAGAAGGCGAGCCGTTCATCTATTACTCTCTCAAAGATGTCATGAACGACATCTCTTGTGGAGAGAAGAAAGCACTGCAGCTGTTTAAGGAGCTTGAAGAAGCACACCTGATTCGCCGGCGTAGCCAATGTCAGTTCTCTACCCCGCGCATTTATATACCGACCAATCGTTCAGACGAAGCGTGACGCTCAGTTTGCTTGATTCCAATTCCCTTTTCCTCTGGCTGGTATTTTCAAAATCTGCCCAGCTCAGCCTATGTATTTATGATTAAGTATTTTGATTATGTATTTATGATTAGAGTATTTATGATTAGGGTTTGATTTGGAAGGACGACGAGTTTGATTTGGAAGGACGCGAGTTCGATTTGGAAGGACGGGAAGCAACATGGGTAAATCCCAGCCAGAAAAAACGCAGTTGGCCGAGCTGACCCTGCGTGACATAGCCAACGCCGGGGCTGATTTACATGAGTACGCCGCCGTTGTTCCCTTCACACTGGAGGGCAATGGACAGCGGGCTTATGTTCCGACCTCGGTGCTGCGATACTACAACCCCAAGGTGAAACTTGAGCCAAAGGATATCCGTTATCTCGACCCGGACTTCTTTGAAGCACGCATCAGAGATATCGGAGCTAATCCTGCCGCGAAGCCTTATCAGCGAGATGCTTCATCAGCCACTCCGGCTTATGGCTCTTTCGCCTGGCTGCGCGTTCCGCTCGAAGGCGGGAGCTATTATGACGTCACGCCAACCGAGGCGCAAAAGCTGATGATGCTCCTGACTACTACGGATAAGCACCTGATGATTGCGGCTGATGTGTATCCGCCGGATATCGTGAACTATTTGTCAAAGGTGTTCCAACTGACCGCGCCAGTTGTTCAAGGGATGCTGAGGACGTTCCGAGAGAGAGACTTCATCTGGCAGAATGACCGCGGCGAGTGGTTGTTCAACCAAGACCTGTTTCGCAGGGGTGAGATTACACGCCGCGAGTCTACGAAAGCGGAGCAGAGCGGTTTCAGGTATGTGAGGATGTATTTCTCCTCTATCGCACAGATGTATAGGACTGAGTCCATGAATCTGGGGCTGAAATACCTGCTTCCGATGCTTCCTTATCTGCATAAGGACTTCAACGTGTTTTGTCTGAACCCCTTTCAGGATGATCCGTTTCTGGTAGCTCCTCTTACCGCCGCACGGCTTTGCGCCGCTGGCGGCTATGAGCGAAACGGATATGGAGAGCTGACTAGCCTCTATTACAACCAAGTCATCCGAACCAGTAAAGGAACGGAGACGATCATGACCCGGCTGAAAGAACCGTTCCACGGTTTGCCGGTCGGAAGCATTATGTTAAACCCCCGCGTATTTTACACCGGCAACAAAGTGATAGCCGCCGAGCTTGAACCTCTGTTTCTGGTGCGGAAGCGCGGCAAGTATAAAAAACGACGCAAGAAAACAGAAAACTAATATTACAAGGAGTGCAAACAGTATGAACGCCAATACCAACTATGTAACCAAGGAATTTCTCTTTAACGACCAGCAGGTACGCACCGTTGTCCGTGACGGCGAGCCGTGGTTTGTAGGCAAAGATGTAGCGGACATTCTCGGTTATTCCGATACCGCACAGGCGGTTCGCAAGCGCATTGATGACGAAGACAAAGGGGTGGTCGAAATGACAACCCCCGGCGGCAAGCAGAACATGGTTGTCATCAACGAGTCCGGCTTATACAGCCTGATCCTGTCGAGTAAGCTGCCAACCGCCAAGGCTTTTAAGCGCTGGGTAACGTCCGAGGTTCTGCCCACTATCCGCAAGCACGGCGCTTATATGGACACGGACATCATCGAGAAGTCTCTGGCCGACCCTGATTTTCTCATCCAGCTGGCCACTACGCTGAAGGAAGAGAAGCAGCGCCGAATGGAAGCTGAAGCTAAGATCGCCGCCGATGAGCACAAGGTTGATTTCTACGACGCTGTAGGCAACACTTCCGCCACTCTGACCGTTGAGCGTTTCGCCAAGTTGGTAACCGAAAAGCTCGGAATCAATACTGGTCGCAACCGCATGTTCCAGTGGCTCCGCAAAAATGGCTTCCTGCAGGCTAACAACATGCCGTATCAGCGCTACATCAACAACGGCTGGTTCAAGACCTACGAGGTCATCAAAGCCGGTCACGCCTTTACCGTTCCTTCCATTACTGGCAAGGGTCAGCAGAAGCTGTTCGAGAAGTTCGCAGCTGAGGCTTGAAAAGCAAGGAGAGCGAGGCGGCCGCTTTTGCCGCCAGAAAACCAATAAAAGGAGAAAACCAAATGAAGAAAAACCACTGCATCCACGATGACTGCGAGTATTGCTCGCGCTACAACTCCTGCAACCTGACAGCAGATGATGTCTGCGGGTACGCAGTTGTATAGGTAGATCTTGAGCCAAGTGAATATTGGCTCGAAATGAGTTACTACCAAGCGGGCGACCCTGACGCGCACTTGTCTATGCGTGATCGTCTCCGCGCCGAGTACAGTGGCGAGGTGACTGAATGACGAATGCCGTATACATTCCAAGTGTGGACGGCAAGGATGTCTACCTCGCAAACCACTATGACCGTCCAACCGAGATCGGATACAACATCCGGTCTTCGGACGGCGGGTTCAATCTGAAGCGATTCAGAAACACGCTGGATTACTCACTTGACCTGCTCAAGCTGAGAGACGTCTACGAGCGGGTATACCGACGCAGGAATTTCTCTTTTGAGCTGGGCGGCAAGGAATACACCCACCGTGTTATCAACGTGACGGCGCATTACGCAGTCAAGGCATTCAACCGTATCCGCAAGACGCTGTACATCAAAAACGGCTGGCGATACGATGAGATTGCCGAGAACATGGATGACTGTGTGTATGTTGTCGACGGCGAGCTGATTGCCATCCAGTGCGACACGAATGTCCAGAACCCCCTACCCCCTTCCGTACTCGGCAAGTATTTCTATCTGGAAGACGGCCAATACAAAGCAAAGATTAACATTGCCACCGAGGTTAGTGTTGCTGAAATCCGCGAGGAGCTCTACGAAAATGGCTTCTATTGTGACGGCATCCATTATGTTCGTTACAAGCGGTCGGCTGGTTCCTCTCGTGTCGGCAAATGTTTGTACATCGACGAACGTCTCTACCCCGCTATGCACAAGTGGGAGATGTGCGGCATCAAGGTGCAGCCGGGACAGGCGATTGACCTTGCTGCTCTGGAAAGCTATATCGCGCTGACGGCAAGCTCTATTGTGGACACGCTGGAGGTGCGGCCGGAGAACTTTCTGGTAATCGATGATTTTGAGAGCACGTTTACGGATGACGTTATCGCGACCAGAGTGCGTGACGACGGTCATCTGGTGTCTGGCCCCGAACACGTTGAAATTACGAACAGCATCTGGGACGGTCAGTCTTTGATGGACAAGTCTCTGTTTGGCCCCAAGTACGAGCAGTACGGCATGCTGCTGCTCCGAAACCGATTTTTCAAGTCCTGCTGCTTCAACGCAAACATTCAGCAGTTCCTTGCTGACCACGGGATTACGAAAATCGAGCAGCTGAACGGATTCACGTTAGCGAAGTCCATAGAGGACATCAAACTGATCACTACGCCGTCCAGCATTAAGTATTTGAAGTTTGGCCGGCTGCGCGAGTGGCTGAAGCGTACTGATCCTATGTTCGGCGTGGTAAAGCATGAGAAGAAGACGCACTTCTTTGACGGACGTATGGTGTCTACCCATTATCAGTTGCTGAATACTCTGCAGATGTCGCAGGAAGAGGTGGATGAGTTCCTCGAGCCGTCCATCGAGTACATGCGACAGCTGAAGAACAATCCGGCGGTTATGCGTTATCATCTGAAACAGCAGTCGGCGGCCAGTGAGATGAAATCTCCCCTGCTGACCAGAAACGACATTATCTTCCGTCTGTTGGGTATCAACGACAGATTCGCACAGACGCAGATGTATGCCGAGTTCCGAGACGGGCTGATTCGTTCGTATCAGAATAACATCCGTCGCGGACATGTTTTGGTCAACGGTAATTATTCGACTCTGGTCGGCAATCCACTGGAAATGCTGAAAGCGTCTATTGGGCAGTTCGACGGCGAGTCGTCTATCCCGGTCGGTCATGTGATGTCACTGCGGTTTGATGACGGTCAGCGCCTGCTGGGGTCACGCAGTCCGCATGTGTGTCAGGGTAATATCTTGCTGGCGGACAACCTGTATGTGCCTGAAGTGCGCCGATATATGAACTTAACAGAAGAAATCGTATGCTTGAATTCTATCGGCGAAAATATTTTACAAAGATTGTCAGGCGCTGATTTTGACTCGGACACATGTATGTTGACTGACGATCCAATGCTGATTAAAGCGGCTGAGAAGAATTACTCCCTCTTCAAAGTTCCGACTTCGTTGGTTGAGTCTAAAAAAACCAAGCGTGCTTATACCAGTGCCCAGCAGACAGACCTCGACATCAAAACTAGCGAAAATATGATCGGCGAGATTATCAACCTTTCTCAGGAGCTTAACAGTCTGCTTTGGGATAAGCTCAACAGCGGCGCGGCTTTTGAGGATGTGGCTGAGATTTACTATGATACGTCTATGCTAGATGTCATGAGCGGCCTGGAAATTGATAAAGCAAAAAAAGAGTTCGTGGTAAACAACCGCGACGAGTACAAGCGCCTGAAAGCTAAGTATGAGCGCCGTGACGACAAGGGTCGCGCAATCAAGCCGAACTTCTTCGGGACGCTGGCTCGCCGCAAAGGATACTACGACAGCGAGAAGAAAGCCTACCTGTTCCACAAGACCACGATGGACTACGTTCAGCACACGATCAACCGCTGCCGGTTCTGGAGAGGCTCGTATAAGGCTAATAAGCCATTCAGTTATGTAATTGACCCGGTGATGGTCGGTACGGCCGGAGCGCGGTATGAGTTGGCACGAAAGTTCATTGACGCCGCTCGTGTGCTTCGTCAGAAGGTTTCGGCTATCTACACAGAACTGAAATCTTCTCTCGAAATTAACGATTCCATCGACGCGTCGGCTAAATCGGCGTTCGCGTGGGAAGAAGTAAAAGCCGCTAAAGCAGAACTTATCGAATTTGTAGCTAAGTATAAATGCAATCCTGCTACGATGTATGTTATTTTGCGGGATTTGGAAAAGGAAGAAAATAAAGACATCAGCGCGGTGCTCTTCGATGCGCTTTTCGGCACGGCGAACTCTTCGTTCTATGATATGATCGAAAGCAGCCGCGAGCCGATTCAGATTGCAACCGAATGTCTGACCGGCAACGTTATGCTGTACGGTTACACGTTTGAAGCGTATGAAGCAAAGCGCAGAGCTTTTGAGGAGCTTTATCAAGCAGAAAAGGAAGCTCGTAGGAAAGAACGGAACAGACCACATACCATGCAGGAGATTGCGAAGATACTTCGGGAAAATATGAACAAATAAAAGCGTGCAAAAAAATGTAAAAATTACAGGAAAAACTGCTTAGTAAAGACGCCCCTGTTTCCGAATTTTCGGAAACAGGGGCGTTATCTTATTCTTTTTCTCCAGGATAGATAAGCGATTTTTCGCCTCTCTTCCGTATCATTTTTTAAGGAGACACAACGATTTGATCCGAATTTCCAAGGCTGAGAGAGCCACCATCTACAAACTTTATCCAGAGCTTCGTGTTCCACGTACCGCCACCGGTAAGTATTGGCTGTGCGAGGAAGAGAAGTACCTCCGCGTTATCCCACATAACAAGGACGCCGCTGCACTGCTTGACGTTATCGACCGTCGCCGCGCACGACTGGCTGCCCTTGCCGAGGAGGCTAATGCGTGAAGACTGACTGGCTCAGAAAAGAAGATGAGAGCGAGTACGCCTACATTTACCGTATCGGTAACATCAAAGAACAGATTGGCTCTTGGCAGGACGTCGCTGACCTGCTGAACTATCAACTTGGCTACCAGTACACCGAGAGCAAGTACCGCAAGGACTATGCGGCATTCTGCAAACTCTTTGAAGCCAACCGCGATAAGCTGACCGATAACAGTGCTCAGCTTCACGAGATTGAACAGCGCGAGCTTGAGCTCCGCAAGGAGCAGCGCAAGTTCTACGACCAGCGTCAGGCACTGACCCGCGTAGTCAACGCAAAGGCACGCGAAGAAAGCCTGCACGAGTGTATTATCCGCTCAGCTGAGCAGCTCAATATGAGCAAGCCACTGGTTCCGCTGTCTCGAGCGGGAGAAGTCCATCGCCTCGGGACGGAAGCCCTGCTTGTCCTGACCGACTGGCACTATGGCATGGTATGCGACAATCCGTTCAATAGCTATAACCCAGAGGTATGCGCTCAGCGTGTCCGCCGCCTAATTGATGAGACGGTAGAGCGTTTGCTGGTGCATCAGGTTACCGACCTGCATATTCATCTGTTGGGCGATTTTGCTCATGGAGCAATTCATCCTACAGTTCGACTGGAATCAGTCGAGAACACCTGCGACCAGCTGATGCGCGTCTCGGAAATTCTTGCCGAGGCAATTCATGAGATTTCTGCGGCTGTAGACCGTGTAGATGTGTTTGCTACTTACGGCAATCATATGCGAACCGTCCAGAACAAGAAAGAAAGCATCCACGCCGACAATATGGAGAAGATCATCCCTTGGTGGCTGGCAACACGTCTCAAGGATGACGATACCATCAACGTCTGCCCGATGTGCGAGGAGTTCATCACAGACTTCATCGGCGGCAAGACCGTTGTTTCTACACACGGTGATCTGGACACGGTTCGAGACTTTGGCGTGACGGCGAATATGCTGCTGTCGCGCGACCTTGGCACTCCGGTGGATATTGCCATCATGGGTGACAAGCACCATGCAGAATCGCTTGACCGATTCGGTGTGGACAGCATGATCGCGCCGGCTCTTTGCGGTTCGGACAATCATGCACACGGCAAGCGACTTTATGCTAAGCCGAGCCAGCTCCTGATGACTTTCGAGCAGGACTATGGCCGCGATGCCGTGTATTATCTCAAACTGGAGGAAAATTAAAGCATGGCAAGAGCCAAGAAGAAAGAAGATAAGAACACGCTGTATTACGCTGCACTGTACTCGAAGCACTCCGAACTGTATGAGATGGCTTACGAAGACAGCAAGAAGGTTGTAAACAGCGTACTGGATAGCATTAAGCAGCTTCTCAAGGAATGCGAGGTGCTCTCGCTACCGGACTTCGGTAAGTTTGAAAACCATGAACGTAAGTCTTACCAGATGGTAGACAATTTCCCGGGCTCCGATGGAAAGAAGCGCATTGTACCGACTAAGCACACGGTACGATTCACTGCTTTCCCGAAGCTGAACGAAGCCTCCGACCAGTTCTACGCTACGATGCAGGAGGCGGAAGGTGGTGAGGGTTAATGGCATTAGTGCCTAAGATTCCCACCATCCCTAAAAAAGAAGACAAGCTCACACCCGCAGTAAAGCCGCACCAGATTAAGCGATGCGTATGCTGCGGGACGGAATATTCCCGCGCGACCGACTTTTACAACGCACCGAACACAATGCTGTATCGCAACAACAGCGGCCGACTTCCTGTCTGTCGCGGCTGTATTGATGCGCTGTTCGACCGCTATCAGGAAATGTTCGACGCAGACACGGCGATTCGGCGTATCTGCATGAAGTTTGATTTATACTACTCCCCCACTCTGGTTGAAGCATCCAAGGAGATGGGGGCACATAAGAGCCGTATGTCGGCTTATATCGCAAAGCTGAACCTCAACGCCTATGATGGCAAGACTTACGATTCGACGATTCGTGAGGAACAGGACTTGGCTTTGCAGACCTATGAAGATACCGAAACCCCTACTCAGCAGACAGATTTCCAAGTAACCAAGGAACTGATGAATGAGTGGGGGCTTAACTTTACCGCCACCGAGTATGAATTCTTGCAGAATGAGTATGAGGACTGGCTGGCGAAGTGTGTCGTTAAAGGCAAATCACAGCAATCTCTGGTTCGCGAGCTCTGTATCATCAAGTTGCAGCAGAACAAGATGCTGTTGGACGGTAAGGTGGACGTATATCAGAAGTTGACCGACACCTACCAGAAAACACTCGACCGTGCTGCGCTGACGCCTAAAATCGTCGAAGCAAAGGATCGAGAGTCAGAAATCCCGCTCGGAAAGATGATTAAGCGATTCGAGGATCACGACCCGATTCCGGAACCGCTTCCAGAGTGGAAGGATGTAGACGGTATCATCCGTCTCATCAGCATTTACTTCCTCGGCCATTTGTGCCATATGCTTGGCATTAAGAACCGACACGCCAAGATGTACGAGGACGAAATGAACAAATATCGCGTCGATGACCCTGATTTGGAGGATCTCGATGATGAGGACGTCTTTGACGCCATTATGAATCGCGCTATGGAGGGTGTTGACCTTCTGGCAGAAAAGGAAGCCGGAGAAGAGAACGGCGGTGATGCCTGATGGATGCCACCAAAGCTGAAAAAATTGAACGAGGTATGTGCAAGTGGGTTAGTTTCTATCGAGCTAATCCACATCGTTTTGCACAGGATTATCTCGGCATGAAATGGCTGGCGATGTTCCAGTGTATTCTACTGGACTTAATCTGTCTGAACACCTATGTGATGATTATCGCTTCTCGCGGTATGGGTAAGTCCATGATCGTGGCGGCGGCTATTTGTGTTCGGTGCATTTTGTATCCCGGTCTGGAAGTCACTGTCGCGGCCGGCGTCCGAAGTCAGTCAACGAACCTATTGAACAAGATAGTCGAAAAGTTCATGCCTGACTCACCCAATCTAACGAACGAGATTGAAGATTACAAGGTGACGCCCAGCGAAGCGTACATCAAATTCAAGAATGGCTCCGTGGTCAAAGTTGTAACAGCGCGTGATTCTTCACGTTCTGCGCGTACAAACTGGATGATTGCGGACGAATTCGTGCAGATTCCGAAGGATATTATTGATAAGGTGCTCAGAAAGTTCAAAGCTGGCGAGCGTACTCCGGGCTTTTACAGTTTTCCAAAGTATAAGAACTATCCAAAGGAACGCAACACGGAGACTTATATTAGCTCGGCATACTTCAAATGGCATTATAGTTGGGCGAAATTTAAGGCTTATTTTAAGTCGATGATTAAGAGCGAACCGTATATCGTGTGCGGATTCCCTTATCAATTACCTGTTTCTGCGGGCTACTACCCGATGGAACAGATCCGAGAAGAGATGCAGGAAGATGATTTCAACGAAATCTCATGGAGCATGGAAATGTGCTCAGAATTCTATGGCGAATCTGAACGTGCATTCTTCTCTTTTACAGACCTAAACTCTGTACGGCGCATCACGCGCCCAATCTATCCACGGCCTATGTATGCGGCACTTGGCGATCCCAAGTTGAAGTACCCAAACAAAGAGCCGGGGGAAATTCGCCTGCTGAGCTGCGATATCGCAACTTCCGGCGGCGCGAAGAACGACGCAACAGCGATCACCCTGTTGCAGCTCCTGCCTAACAACTCTGGACAGTATATCCGTAATGAGTGTTACATGGAGACCATTGATGGTGGTCATGGTCAAGACCAAGCAATCCGCATCCGTCAGCTTTATGATGATTTAGATGTGGATTATGTCGTAGTTGATACCAATGGTGGCGACGCCCCTCCTTCTGGCGACAGTTGGAGTGCAGCGCGGAAGAAAACGGGAACCCTGAGACGGGAATCCGACTGGAAGGCTTCGAGTAAAGACGAAGTCACAGGCAACGCATACGAGGTGATCTCGCCAATTTGGCGAACTATAATCCTCGCACGAGTCCGCGCCATCTCACGCAGATGAAAAGATATGCTCATCTTACGGGAAATAAACCGTAAGTTTCTGGATAAAAAGCCAGAAAGAAAAGGTGAGGTCGGAATATCAATCTATGATCAACTTGTTCAAGACCTTTACGACGAGACCCGAGGAGTCGAGTACCGAGCTTGGTCTTGTGTTAACGATGAAAACATGGCCGCTCGAAGCCGAAATCCTAACGCACCGCGTATCATATATTCGATAAAAGCGAGCGCTAGTAAGAACTCAGAGATGGCAGTTTCCCTTCGAGACTGTATCAAACGAGGCAAACTACGCCTGCTCATCAACGAAATTGACGGCGTTGAGTTGCTCGAAAAGAGTAAGGCTTACCGCAAGCTCTCTGTTGAGGAACAGGTTGCATACCAGCATCCGTACTACCAGACTACTGCCTTTGTAAACGAGACGATCAACCTCGAATATGAGCTGTCCGGTCAGAACATCAGGGTGTACGAAGTATCCGGTATGCGTAAAGACCGTTACTCGAGTCTGGCTTATGCCAATTACATTGCATCCGAACTGGAGCGCGACTTGCGCCGACGGTCAACGGATGAATTCAAATACGCGCCACGGTGCGTTTCGACCGTGGAATTTTAATTTGGAGGTGACATCATGGCTGAAAATCCAAAGCCGCTGATTGATGAGGCGGAAGATGGTGCAACTATCGTCACCTCATTTGCCGACCGCGAAACTGCGGAGAGATACAAACACGCTGTTGCGACATATGACCCGCAGAACCGCATGTACAGCGCATATCTCAATGATGGCGCTTCAGCAAGCACGCTGACTACCAGCACGATTTCCTCTCTGGGTGAAGGAGCGCAATCCAACCTGTCCAGCGTCCAGAGCATCAATGCTATTATCCGCAAGTACATCAACATTGATGACATTGTTGGTATGGTCGTACAGTCCATTCAGAACAACATCAACACGGACATCAGACTGTCGTACCGCAACTTCAACGGTGCCCGAAACAAGACCAAAACGCTGGAAAAGGCACAGGCTATCCTGAACGATTTCAACTCTCAGGTGCGCGTCGAGCAGTTTATCCGAGAAGCGATTGTCACGGCATATATCGAAGGCAACTTTGCGGCCGTGCTTCGCAACAACACGGAGAACTGGCAGATTGATTGGCTCCCGTTGGACATCATCGAGAACTCCGGCTATGAGAGCAATGGTAATCCGGTTCTTCTGGTGGGCATCGAAAACCTGAAGTCTGCACTGCAGAAGACAATGCTCAAGAACAAACAGCGCAAGCCTCTGTTCTTCAACGACACGCAGGAAGAGGTTGAAGCAACCTTCCCGAAAGAGGTCGGTGAAGCGATGAAGGCTAAGGAGACCTATGCTATTCTTGACAACAACTATACTTACATGGTTCGCGTCAACAATTTTGGCAAGAAATATGGTGTCTCCCCTATCTTCCGCGCAATGTCTTCTGTTTTGATGTTGGAGACTTACCGCAACGCAGATGAGACCACGGCGAAAAGTAAGGCTAAGAAAATCATCCATCAAGTGATGAATGAGAAATGTCTTGGTCCCAGTGCTGACCGCCGTTGCTTTGAAGAACAGGCGTATAACCATGACAACCTGATGCAGGCGTGGAAAGCCAGTACAGTTGTTGTTACCACTGGCCCATCCGTTAAGGAGATCAAGTATGTAGAGCCGGAGGTAAACGAAACCTCTGCAGAAACGGTGAACTTGTACCGTAACAAGGTTCTTTCGTCTCTGGGTGTCGCTTTTCTGGCGGCAGACAAGTCCCAGACGGCTTCTACGGCCAACATCAACCTGTCACAGCTGCTCAAGTGCATCAACTCTATCTCTGAGCAGGTAGAGCGTATGTTGGAGCATTTCTACCGTCAGGTTCTGTCACTCAACGGCATTGGTGCCGAGTATATCCCGAGTGTAAAGATTATCGACTCTGAACTGCTCGACATGGATATGCGTATGGAGCTTAGCAAGCTGCTGTACAGTACGTTTGCTGTCAGCCGCGAAACTTCCCTCGGCATGGTCGGCATCGACCTTGAGGATGAACGGGTTAAGCGCGAAAAGGAAGAGGCTGACGGTCTCAGCGATATCTTCCTGCCGTATGCTACCTCGTATAATTCTGATGGCAACGCTGACGGCGAGAGCAAGCCCGGCCGACCGGCTGATTCCAATGACCCGGACAAACAGGGATACGACGAAACCTACAACGACACACGGGAGTAAGCCATGGAAAAAAAGCTGAAACTGGTTTGCCCGTATTGCAAGCGGGACTACTTTCTATTATGCAAATCAGGCATCTGCAAACCAGCAGATGCCTTTTTTGAAGAAGAAAACGCTGAACTGATCGCACAAAAGCTGAAAGAGCGCGGTCTGGAGTTTGGCGTGACGAAGGAGGTGAACGAGACCGATGAATAAAGAAAAGACATTTCTGACCAGTAGCACGATTGAACTGAGCGAGGACGAAGAGAATTCTCAGTTTCTTACGCTTGTCAACCGTATCTGCTACTACGATGAGCCAAATCTGAACTCGGTTCTGCTTCCCTCCGATACTGCTGAAGAGTGCGCTCAGTCTCTGATTGACATGCCGGTATATGCAAAATGCCGCACGAACGCAGACGGCGAGCCGACTTTCGGCAGTCACGAAGTTGCATTGGATGCAGATGGAGAGCTGTTCTTCGACACGACTCCGATTGGTGTTCACACAGCTGTTGAAATCAAGGATGACACGGTGGACGTAAACGGAAAACTAGAGACACTCCCCTGCCTTTTTGCAACTCAAAAGATCTGGAAGCGCAACAAAAACGCTGTAGCGGCTATAAAACGGCTGTTTGCCGAGGGTAAACTCCACAATTCGTGGGAGATTGCCAGCTATGAATACAGCTTTGCAGATGGCGTAAAGACCATCACCGGTTATGAATTTGAGGGCAATACCTTCCTCGGCTATGAATTTGCCGACCCTGCTTATGGCAAGGACGCGAAGGTTGTTTCTCTGTCGCAGACCGATGAGCTGATGGTTGCTGAAGCGTTGAGCCGCGACCTGATCGACCAAAAATCGAGTAAGGAGGACGAAACTTTGAAGAAGAATAAGACTTCTGCACAGGTTGAGCCGCAGGTAGACCCGCAGGTTGACCCGCAGGTAACCGAGCCTGCTGTTGAACCTGCACAGGCAGCTCCTGTTGAACCGACCGTTGAGCCGGCACAGGCTGAGCCGCAGAATATCGAGCCTGCTCAGGCTGAGCCTGCTGAATCGCAGCCCGCAGAACCGGAAACCGCTTCTGAGCCGCAGCCGGAAGAGCCACAGAGCGAGCCGGTAGTTGCTTCCCTGACTGACTGGGATATCCAGCGAAAGATTGATGAGGGCGCACGCGACCTGATTGACGGCTGGTACTGGGTGGCTTATCTGTTCCCGGAGGAGCACAAGGCACTTCTGCGCGTAGAAGGCGGCGACGAGCTGTCCTATATGCAGGTATCTTACGTTGTAAACGACGATGATACCGTTACCGTATCTGACCCGGTTGACGTAAAGCTGTCTGTTTCCGTATCGGAAATCAACAGCAAAGTCGCTGAACTGACGGATACGATTGCTTCTCTCAACCAGAAGGTAAATGACCTGACGGCTGAGGTTGAAACGCTGACTCCGTACCGTGAAGCTGCCCAGAAGGCAGAGCACGATGCGGCTGAGGCAAAACTCCGCGCTTATGCAGAGAATTCCAAGCAGTTCACTGAAGAGGAGCTGCAGAGCGAGGAAATGACGAAGATTTTCAGCGAGCTGGATGAGTCCGCGCTGAAGATGATGATTGCTGACCGTGTGGTTTCCGCACAGGCGCAGCAGATTCAGGCAACTGTATCTGCACCGCAGGTTCAGCTGTCCAATACTTCCAACCTGACGGTCAATGAACCGTCCGCAGACGGCGTATCTCTGATGCGTGCGTTCCTGCGCCACTAAAATCTAAAAGAAAAGGAGAAATTGACATGATTCGAGAGCTTGAAACTGTACAGGGCAAGCCCGTTGAGCTGCTTCTGACTTCCGCAGTTGTTAAGAAGGGCGCACCGGTAGACGTTGACTCTGAGGACCAGACCGTAAAGGCAACTGCAGAAGGTCTTGGTACTAAGCTGTGCGACGTAAACGCAAAGTATGAGGGCATTTACTCTATCGTTGAGCCGACCGACGGCGAGTTCGAGGAGGCTGCAGCTGGCGAGCGCGTTCGCGTTATCCAGACCCTGCCGGGCGAGATGTATGCTACTTCCGAGCTGGACACCGAGACCCTGCAGGCTGGCGACAAGCTGCAGGCCAAGGACGGCAAGTTCGTAAAGGCAACTGCTGGCCAGTACGCTTACGAGTACCGCGGCATCTACTCTGATCCGACCGGTATCAAGATGGGCAAGATCGTGCGCGTAGAGGTTTCTACCGTAGCGTAAACCCTGTAAACCAACTACATTTGAGGAGTCTTGTACTCCTCTTTTCTATTTTTCAAAGAAAGGAAGATACACATGAACACTGAAATCAGTGCAATTATGGATCAGTCTGGCCGTGTTCTGGACTGGGCTAATGCTGTAAAGTATTCCCCGGCTGAGCTGTCTGCTGAGGACAAGGAAATCTCTGCAGTTACCGACGCTTGGGTAAAGGAACTGGGCAAGACCGGTTTTGATAAGGATCACGAGCTGTCCGCTCTGGTTACCAAGACCTTCACTCCGGACACCGTTTCCGCTCCGTCTGAGCTGATCGACATGCTGTTCGACAACGATTCCATTGGCGAGTTCGATGACTACCGTGTAACCGTTGACCCGGAGAACACCATCGAAGTATACGACGCAATCACCGGCGGCAACGTACCGCGTTCGTTCATCGACTTCAAGGTTCTGAAGCCGACCTTCTGCTCTCTGCAGGCTGAGACCTCTCTGAAGCTGGAGGACATCCGTCGCGGCGGCTACAAGTCTGTTGCAAACATGATCACCAACATCAACGAGGCTTTCGAGCTGGCTCGCGTTACCCGCATTCTGGACATCCTCGACAAGGCTCTGGCTGGCGGCGAGAACGTATTCACCGAGACCGGCGCTACCCCGACTGAGGAGATCTGCCGTAAGCTGGCTACCTATCTGATGGACGTAACCAACGGCGAGACCCCGGCTATTTTCGGCCAGAACAAGTACATCGTTGGCATGACCGGTCTGCAGTCCGCTCAGTACGGCTTCTCTGATGCTGTAAAGAACCAGTACAACAAGGTTGGCAAGCTGGATATGTATGCTGGCTGCCGTCTGTTCGGCCTGTCCGGTGTTAAGAAGCTGGCTAACGGCGACTTCATCATTCCTGACAAGCGTCTGTTCGCAGCTGCTGGCAAGATTGGTAAGGTTATCACCCGCGGCGAGACCCGCACCTATCAGGAGACTGACATCAACAACGAGCAGATCCACATTAAGGTCGGCGGTTACTCTTTCGGTACTGTTGTTACCGACATTTCCAAGGCTGCAAAGGTAGTTTACAATCAGTAATCTGCCCTCGCGTAGGGCGGGCAACAGCCCGCCCAAAATATAAATTTTCAAGGAGACAATATCTTGACTTATAAAGCAGATACCCCAGTAAAGGTATATAACCACAGCGTCAGCCCAATCAACCTGCCCGGTCAGTTCCGTGCATATTACCTTGAGGGCACGCGCGGTGTTCCGACCGTTGTAACGATGCCGTTCTCGGATGTAGAGTACATCAACTCTCGTTCGCCGGTGTTCCGCAACGGCACGGTACAGTTCAGCGAGGCAGAGCGCGATGATGTTTATCGTGCGCTATATCTCGACAACTGGCGTGATACCGTTCTGTTCGATGAGGAAATCGACCGCATTATTCGTGAAAACGATATGGACGCGGCTGAGAAGTTCCTCAAGCTGACTACTGTTGCTGAGATTCATCGTGTTCGCGGCCACATGGTTGCTCTGGCAAACGACGACAATCTGGATATCTCCAAGCGCATGATCGACCTGATCGACCAGCGCTATGATGAGATCAACCACGGCGTTCGCAACACCAAGATCAACCTCGGCAAAACAAAGGAACGCGCAATGCAGGACGAAGACCCGCGTATCTCGGTAATGATGGAGCAGATGGCTGCACTTCAGGCACAGCTGGCGGCTATGCAGACTGCATCGCAGACTGCGACTGCGCCCGCACCGAAGAAGCAGACCACTCGCAAGAAGGCTGCTCCGGCTGCAAAGACCGACGCTGAGTAAACACGAGGAGGTGTACGCCCAATGTCCACTCCTTGTGAATCTGTCTACGATGTTTTTTTCGATTTGATTGAAGAAGATCGTGACTTTTTCAACTATTATGAGGCGACTGACGAAGAGAGCTACATGCTTGCCCTTCAGCGAGCAAAAGCTCTGCTCCGCGACGCCGCAATCAGAATGCAGATGGAATGCGATGCTGAAATCGACTTCACTGACACCTATACGGAAGGCGAAGGGCGCAAACAAAAGGAGTTTTTCACTGCTGACTTAACTCCCTTCGAAATCGACCTTCTCGCCAACCTGATGTATGAGGGCTATCTGAAGCGAGATGTTTCCAAGCTCCGTGCATTCCAGCACCAATATACGCCGAGCGACCTTCAGGTATTCTCCCCTGCTAATGACCGAAAGACCTTTATGGCTATGTACAATACGGTCGTAGAGGAGAACAAGGTTAAGCTCGACCGTTATGCTCGCAGAGACCGAACGACCGGTAAGCAGCGCAGTATTGACTATACCTCCTACGAAACGGAGGAAAGTTGATGAACGCGCTGGAAAAAAACCGTTGGATTTGTTTCGGCAAAGAAGCCACTTACGCCAAAGACTCGCGTATTGCTGCTCTTCAAAAGGACTTTGCAAATCACTTCAAAGATTCGATTGATTATCAGCCGGAAGCGAAGGTCAATGGAAAACAACAAGAACTAATTGTGGCAAAAAACAAGAGCGTTACCAACACCCGCCGTATCTACGCCTATCCGGGCGAAACCTTTTATGCGGGCGATGTGGTAGATGCACTTAATGCCAAGTGGCTGATCACAGAAGTTGATCAGAACAAAGAAGTATACACCAAGGGCATTATGCAGCTCTGTAACCGCGAGCTCATCTGGCAGAATCGCCATACCGGCGAAATCCTTCGCCGGTGGGTTACGGCCGAAAAACCGTATTACTCCAATCTGGATGAGTCAAAACCGCTCACGGTTTCCAGTCGTGAGTACAAAATTCAGGTTACGTTCGACGAAGAGACCTCTCTTATCGACGTAGACAAGCGATTCATGCTCGAAATCATCGGCGAAAGTCCGAAAACGTACAAGGTTACTGCTGTCGATACCATTACCGCGCGTTCTTACCAAAGCGGCGAGATTCGCGGATTCTTGGTGCTCAACGTAACACAAGACCTTTACAACCCCAAGACCGACCGCAAGGACTTGCTCCTTTGCGATTATGTTGAACCGGCGCAAATGCCAGACCCAACGCCCTCTCCTGCCGATGACGGAAAAATTACGTTTACCTACAACGGTAACGCAACGATTCGTCAAGGCGGTTCAGCTAAGAAGTTCACCGCACATCTGTATGACGGCGCGGACAATGAGATTCTTGACGCTGAGTTTGAGTGGAGTATTGCTGTGGACGGCGTACTGATGGACAAATTCACATTGACACCGAGCGGCGCTTTTGCCCGTCTGGCGGCTATGGACTTTGTCGAATTGCAAGGCGTTGTGGTTCAGCTTATCGCTAAGCATGGCGAGATCAAAGGAAGTCTGGATGTGGAGGTGGTTTCGTGAGAAACGGAGACAAGCAGTCCGAAGTGACGAAGCTCAAGCGAGAGATTATCAAGCTGCTGTATTCCAATCCTGAAATCATTGAAATTCTGGACAACGAGCAGGTTGACCCTGACTGCCCAGATACCGCTGAATGGGTTTGTATTTTCCCGTATGTAAAGCTGGCTAATATTCAGGAGGAGGTTGGCACTTTCATCGGTGTGACCATTGACTCCAATGGCCCGCTGGAGAACGACCGATTCAAGCAGCTGCTTGTAACGGTGACGGCCTTTTGCCCGATTACCAATATGAAGGTAGAAGGACAGAAAGGTACGCGCACCGATATTCTCGCCGGAGATATTTCCGAAACGCTCAACTGGAACCGCAGCCTCGGCATGTTCCGTTTGAAACTCGTAAATGAGCAGGAGGGCGTTATGTCTGCTCAGCAATACTATTTCAGAACATTGCAGTTTACCGCAATTCGCGGCAATGACCTGAAGAATGGGCAGGCCAATATTCATTGAATGACCTGAAAATGTACCGAGGCGACCCTTTGGTCATCAATGACTTAATCCAAGTGCGGCAGCCGACACTCGGAGAGATTGCAGATTTTGGCGAAGAGCGTTATTTTCAGATGCTTTCCGCTATCTGTGGTTCGCCGAGCGACTTTATGGTGGCACTTGATGACATGGGTATCCGATACGAGGAGATCACGGACTTTCAACTGTTCTTGATGCTCACTCGCAACTTAACACCAGATGATACCCGTATTTTACTCGGAGATTTAGACTTGTCTGCTTATGAGCCGCAGCTCAATCCGCAGGACGGTCAGCTTCGCTTATACAATCCTAAAACACAATCCGTCGTTGACAATGCGGTCTATCAACAGATCACGTCATTCATTCGTCAGATGCATTCGATGACGAAGAAGATCGTCAAGACGGTAACCGAGCATGACAGAGAATATATGCTGGCTAAGGAGAGACGTGCTGCAAAGTACGCTCGCCGCCACCCACACTTTGAATCTGTCCTGTTCCCTTTGATTTCCGCACTTTGCAACCATGAGGGGTTCAAATACAACCCCGACACGGTTTGGGATGTGCGGATTTTTGTGTTTTATGACAGCTTAAAGCGGACACAGAAAATCACCGAAGCAAGACAACTGACGGCCGGATTGTATGCCGGTACGTTGGATAAAAAGAGCATCAGCGATGACGCTCTGAACTGGTTAGGAAACCTGAATTAAGGTTTCCTTTTCTAACTCAAACTAAAGAAAGGAAGAGACACACTATGAATATGGAGAATTTCCTTCTGGAGTCCTTCGATCTGGCGTCTATCTACGACATCACCACCGGTGAGCTGTACGCGCTGTGCGACCAGATTAAGGATGGTTCTCTGGAGAACACCGTTGATTCCAGCGATGTTACCGGTAAGATGGGCATGCTGCTCGCTTCTCTCGACCGTAACAAGGCTGCAACGATTACTTGGAACAACGCATTCCTCGTAGCTGGTCTGCTGGCTGCTCAGGCTGGTACCGACATTGAAGAGGCATCTGAGGATAACAAGATTCAGGTTCCGAACTTCGAGCGCGTTGAGCTGGACACCGACACCACCGCTAAGCTGTCCTACGTTCCGGTAGGCGTTGAGGGCGCTGAGGTTAAGCGCATCTGGCTGGTTGCAAGCGATGGCACGCAGGGTGCTGAGTACACTGTTGTTGCTGACACCCCGGTTAAGGGCAAGTCCTTCACCGTAAACGCTGCAGAGAAGACCATCACCTTCGCAGCTGATGACCTGAAGAAGGGTTCCGAGATCTACGTTGCTTACGACCACGAGATCACCGAGGGCCGCAAGATTTCCAACATCGCTGACAATTTCTCCAAGAATGCACGCATTCTGGTTGACTGCACTGTTGCTGAGAAGTGTGACGAGAACATCAAGCACCATGCAATCCTCGAGATTCCGAAGGCTAAGATCGACGGCAACTACACTCTGGATATCGGTGACGAGCCGGCTGTTCATGCGTTCAGCGCTAAGACTCTGACCGACGTATGCGCCAAGGACAAGACCCTCTGGAACATCTATCTGGTAGCCTAAGTTATCTGATTCATCGGGAGGCTTTCGAGCCTCCCCTTTTTATATAGAGGTGTAGCCAAGAGGATACGGCAATCGGCTTTGACCCGATGATCGCTGGTTCGAACCCAGCCATCTCTGCCATACATGCGAGTGTGGGCTAATTGGTATGCTATCGATCTCCAAAATCGTATGATCTTCGTCCGAATCGAAGCACTCGTGCCAATTTTGAATAAGAAAGGAAACTATTATGGCTGAATATCTGAACGCAGTCTGCAAAGTCTGCGGCAAAAAGTATCACCATTGTGAGATGTGCGAACAGATCGGCAGCTGGCGTGCTGTAGCATGCTCGCCCGAATGCTGGAATATCTGGGTAGACACTGTTCGCGCACGCAAAGCCGCTGAAGCTGCGGCGAAGGAACCGGTCGTAGAAGCTCCCGTCATCGAGGAGACTCCGACCATCACCTATGAGGATTCGCGTCCTGCTGAGGATGTATATGACGCGGATGTAAGCGTATCAACCGAGGAATGACCGTTTTTGTCCTCGGTTTCTTTACATTTCGCAAATAAAACGAAAATTTTTTTGAACGGAGGCGAACGCGAATGGCTTTAACCGATTACAAACCGTTTCAGACGGTAAAGATCAACAGCTACACACAGCTTGACATCGTGCCGCACAGCTCGATTGAGGCTGTGGCTTTTGAAAAATGCGCCGACCCGAAAGAGACACTCGGCAGTTACTATTCCAGTAAGGAAAAGAAGCCGCAGATCATGATTAACGGCGGTCTCTTTAATATGTCCACCGGGCACAACGTTATGTCCTTTGTCTGCGACGGAAAGGAACAGAACTACCAGAACGGCTTTACAGGTATGGGTGTGATTGGCAGCGACCCGGCGAAGTTGGTGTACGGAACTGACAAGGCGCGGAAGTGGAAATATTTCATGACCGCATACCCTATGCTCGTTATTAACGGCAAGGCAAACACCGTTTACGGCAATGCTTCTAACCTCAACTACTTAACCTTGCGCTCGGCGGTGGGTGTTCGTGAGGATGGAACGCTTCTCATCCTGACGGTAGACAAACCGGGCATGAAGTTTGCCGAGATGGCGAAAATCTTCGTTGAATACGATGCCCAGTATGCGATGAACCTCGATGGCGGCGGCTCTGTCCGCAAGATGCACGAGAACAAAGTTATGAATACGCCGATTGAAAACCGACCGGTGGACAACGTGTTCTGTGTATATCTGAGGGAAGACCCGCTCGCGAAGTTGGCTGACCAGAACGAAATTGCAAGTTGGGCACGACCTTATGTTGAGCAGATGGTTGTATCCGGCGTTATGCAAGGAGACGCGAACGGGAAGTTCCGACCAAAGGCTGCTGTAACCCGAGAGGAACTCGCAGCGGTCATTGCGCGTGTATTGGATAAGGTAGAGTGAATCCAATGCGCGTATTAAGTTTTGACCAATCGACCTTGATAACCGGCTGGGCTGTTTTTGAGGACGGTAAATATGTCCGTCACGGAATGATCGACTTGCACAGCCAGAAAGACGGCGGTATACGCTTTACGGAGATGTGTTTTGCTATCCGTGATGTCATCACAAAATACAAGCCCGACCAAGTGGTTGTCGAAGATGTTATGTACATGAAATCGGCGCAGGCACTTATTGTTCTTGCCCGACTACAGGGTGTCATTCTGGGATACTGTCACATTTTTCAGATTCCCGTAACGATTTACCTGCCTACTCAGTGGCGCAAGGTGCTCGGCTTTAAGCAAGGGCGCGTCACTCGCGAAAATCTGAAACAACAGGCTATCGACCTGATTCGCGAAACCTATAACCTGTCCGTGGAGACGGACGAAGCCGACGCGCTTTGCATCGCGCTGGCTCATCTTAAAATTCTGGAGGAACAAAAAAATGTCCAAGAAGACTGATATTATGGCGGCTCTGACTCCGTATGTAGAGTCTGTAACCAAGGATCTCACTATCGGCGAGACCATTATTCCAATCAAGATTAAGCCGCTGATTACCCCGAAGATGCGTGCGACTATTGTAAATGAGGTCGGCCAGCATATTGATGACGGTGACGGCCGCAATTTTGGTCTGGTTGACTGGGCTTTCCGCTCCGCTGTCGTGAAGATTTGCACTGACCTACATATCTCACTGGATGGCGGCTTTGAAGCTGCTCTGTTGTATAAGACCGATATCTATGCTCTGATTGCAGAGGTTATCGGCGAAGATAAGCTGGCTGAGCTGGAAGAGGCTTGTTACAAGCAGATTAACGCCGCGATTGATACCGAGTTGGTATTGATGCAGGCAATGACTCAGTCCAACCCGTTTGACCGCATCGCAGACGCGGCGACCGACCTGATGAGCGGTCTGAAGAATGTGATTACCGGCATTGATGTTGATACTGCGAAGGCACTGCTGTCCGGCACACTGGATGATTCCGCAGCGGACAACCTCGTCTACGGCCTTTTCGGAAAGGAGGGTGAAGATGGGACGCCAGACACAGATGAACAAACTGACCTCTCCGGAGCTGACGAAGCAGATAAATCCGGAGAACATTCAGTTGATGAATGATTTTCTGGAGTATCTTCGTTCTCTGAAACGCAGCGAAGGCACGATTAAAGGATACAAGAGCGACTTGCTTATCGTATTCACTTATGTGCTCCAGCACTGCGGGAATAAGTCGTTTATTGATTTGAAAAAGCGAGAGATTGTGTCTCTCCAGAACTGGCTAATCAATGAAAACGGTAACTCCCCTGCCCGTGTGCGCCGTGTAAAGGCGGCGCTTTCTTCTCTCTCGAACTATATCGAGAACATTCTTGACGATGAATACGAGGACTTCCGTCCGATTATCCGCAAGATTGAGAACCCGCAGAATACGCCCGTCCGTGAG